CGCCCCCCGCACTCGGGCCCCTTGGGGCCCCCTGCAAACCACCTTGACCTCCAGCCCCGACTTTAATAGTATAAACCGTTCCTGGAATTACCGCGTAACCAGTATATAATGTAGCACCACCACCTCCACCGCCAGCATTAACACAAGGTCCAATAGCGCCGCCACCGCCGCCGCCGATAACACCAATATCTATTTTAGTTACTCCGGCCGGAACCGTAAATTGACCAATTAATGCATGATCATACGGATCTACGGCAGTTTTTAGACCAGAACTATTATCCCATTCAATTGCTTTATCGCCAGTAATTATTCTAGTTCCAGAAAATGTGGTTAAATCTGCAGGTGTAAATGAATATGATCCAGCGTTTATGGTAATTCTTATCAATCCACCAGTTCCATTACCGCCCCGAACTTGAGTTAACGTTTGATTCATATTATCAGTTTCTATACCACCCCCACCATTACCAATACCAGTTGCATTAATAGCAACCGCATCATATCCAGGTAATAAACCAGTACCGGCAACGCCTGCCCAGCTATATCCACCCCCACTACCCCCAGTTCCATACGTCCCATCACTTCCAGTAGCGGATAACCAATTACCCCCATTACCCCCTACTGGACTTGCGGATCCGCCCCCGCCATTACCATTATGACCGCCGGCTGCACTATATCCGCCGGTATAATTTGCAGTTCCGCCGTACCCAGCACCACCCCACGCCGCATTCGATGCTGGGATACCGCCTGGTATTACCGGTGGTCCAACAACTGCAGCTTCTACGGTAATTGCAGAACTAGTTACTGATTCGGCAGTCCCTTTATCGTCCGTATAACTTACTTTACAGGTTATTGATTGCCCAACATCGCCAGCCACTGTTGCATAATGGTCCTGAGTTTCACCAGTAATTAAGGTCGATCCGCGATACCATGCGTAAGTATAAACTGCTTGTAATAAACCATCTAAATCAACTAATGCGGATTTATTTAAGGTTAATGTATTACCGACATGAGTATCTCCAGTTAATGTTAAAACTCCAGTTGGGGCGATATTAATTGATTTTAAATCTAATTCGACTATACTTGAATTTTTCTTTAGCCATAATTTAAAACCATCATATAAAACCTGACCGGGGATCATTTTAGTTTTAATTTCAGTAATTTCATTCGTCGATTTATTAACACATAATGTATAAAAATTAGTCGATAGATTTAATACATTTTGTTGTAAAACATCACCGTATTTAAAATAATTAAAACCAATTAAATTTAAATTAGTTTCGTTATTTAAATCTTCAACATAAACATTGTACGTTAATGAATCGTCGGATTTTTTTACACTATAATCTGTCATATAAAATTACTCTTAAAATTAAACCGGAGTTGTGGCTTTTTTTGGTTTCATATATAATTTTCCATTATCATAGGAAACAAAAATATCCCATTTGGATTGATCACTCGCCCCGACATCAACAATTAATTCCGAATCTACGAGTAACGGTGTGCTCACTGGAGCTTGAATTGGATTAGCGCCAGATGTTCCAGAAACAAAAAAACTATTGGGTATAGCGGTAACACCACTAACATAGTTAGGTATATTACTACCAGTTCCAGTATGATCGACCATAACACCATCAACTAACAATATTAATGGATCCGGTGCACTATACATGTTATATGCAATTGAAATTGGAGCAGCGGTCGTTGATAAGGTAGCAATGACGAATTTAAATTGAGCATCACCCCATGCTGATGGTTGAAGTGGTGGATCGCCTGCATTTAAGACTAAAAATTCTTCGAATGTGTATTTGATTGAATAGGTACTAGCGGAATTATTAGCATCAGTAACAGTTATGGTCAATTCAGATGCTGTAGTTGGCGGATTCATATTTGGGTTCGCACCTGGTAACGATCCTTGTGACGTATAATGCAATGTTCCGTCAGGATCGATAGAAAACGTTCCTGCTTGAATATTACTAGTCGGTGTTATAGTGTAATTGTAAACCCCAGATCCACCACTAACATCAAATGGTTTAAAGGTTAAATTAATATTTGCGAATGTCTGTGTAGCGGCTGCAGACATAGTCGCGGAGAATGGATCATTCGTTATAACCGTCGGAGTACTAGTTAATGATTCAGCGGTTCCATGTAAATCAGTATATGATAATTTAACAACTAATGATTTACCTAAATCACCGAAAACTGGTGTATAACTATCAGTCGTCGAAACGACAGTACCGTCTAATTTCCATTCGTATGTATAGGTAGCTGGCGCCGGTAACCCATCAGCATCAACTAAATTAATAATAGATTTAGTTAACGCTACGCCAACTTTACTACCCTGAATAATAATTGATCCAGTCGGTAAAGTATTAACTGCGGTTATGGTTACTTCGGGACTAGTAACTGTTTCGGTAGAACCGCCTAAATCAGTATATGTAACAGTAATAGATAATTTTTTCCCACCATCCGCAAAAACCGGAGTAAATTTATCAGACGTCGCTCCACTAACAGCAACGCCATCAAGTTTCCATTGATATGTAAATGTGCTTGGTAAACCATCTGCGTCAATTAATGCTGTAAGATTTACTGTATCTTCACTATCTGCATTATGTGGGCCTGATATAGAAATATTACCAGTAGGTAATGTATTTAATGAGTGCAAATCTAATTTAACTATACTTGAATTTTTTTTAAGCCATAAGTAAACTCCGTCGTATAAAATCTGACCTGGAATCATTTTAGCTTTTAATGCATTAATTTCAGTTTGAGATTTTCCAGCACATAATGAATAAAAATTAGTACCTAAATGTAATTCATTTTGCTGCAAAACATCACCATATTTAAAATAATTATGGCCAATAAACTCTAATAGAGTGTCATTGTTTAATGATGTTTCTAAAACAGAATAGGTAGATGAGGTATCTGATTTAGTTAATGTATAATCAGTCATTTAATTCGCCTATAATATATTTGTTGATGTTAAATATTGAACCATCTCTATATCTTCCATGTCGATTGACGGTACTAAAATCTCATGCTCCATAGTAAATATCTGAAATAAATTACCAAAATGATTAAATTCGCTTTTTGGTTTTATAACAAATGAACTTATATTACCATTTAATGAATTATGAACGTAGGTCGATAATTCAGTAAAATTGAAAGTATTACCAAAATCCCAATCTCTAATATTAAAAAATTCATATATTAATGTTACAATACTGGATTTAATTTGATTATCCGTAAATGTAGCGAATGGTGATTTCACAACTAAAAATTTAGCCTGTAATTCCTGTGCCGCATATTTACCGAATATTACTTTCAACTCACCGGATTTAATAATCATTTCATCAGATATCATCTTATTAGTAATTAATTTATTATAAGATGCTCTTAATTCATGCGGTAATGGTTTGGCTGGTTTACTACCGATACCATTAATCCAATTCATGGTACTTTGATAATATCCTCTAGTTATAATAAAACAATCTATTATATTAGAACATGATGGGTTAATTTTCATATTATCAGTTGGTGTATGTTGCCATAAGAAATTTAATCCTGAGCGTCCTTGTTTGCGTGTATATAATGCTTTTGATGAATCGAGTAATGCAAAAGCTTCCGCAAACCAATTAATTTTTTTAGAATCATCTATTATAGAATATGGAGTATCGATATCTGGTCTATAAAAATAAACATAGTCTTTAATTTTAACAGTAATTGTATTATTACTACCGTTATCTATTATAGTAATCTTATTAGTATATTGTAATTTATTAATATCTCGTTCTTTCCAAACTATAGTATTATTTTCACCTAGATTCGAATTAGATGAACCTGAAACATCCCCAATAAATTCAACATCAGCTTTACCAGTTACTGGATCTACTATAGTAAATACATCATACGGTAATTCAATAGTTGGAGTTTCGACATTAAATGAATCAAATGGCATATCAAAAACTCGATCAAATAATTGATAATAAGCTTTATCTTCGAAAAATTTATCAGTATCTGGATTAATAGTTATTGTATTAGTAGTTAACTGCAAAACTTCTGCTATATCAGGAACACCATCGTTATTATTATCACTTATTGAAACATTCAATGTATTATAATCCATTTGACCAATATATTGTGTTGGTTCTCTAAATGTATTAATATTCAAAATCGATAACGAAACTTCATTAGTTAAAAATTTAGTATTATTTAATGTTCTATAGTCGGCGGCGTTCGATTTTAATATGGTTATATTATCTTGATTTGCGGCATAATTCCAGAACTTAGTCGATGGGCTATTTGCTAATATTCTAGCTATTTTATATTTAATAACCCAATTATTGCCGATAACGTCAATATGAAATAACCAATCATCGCCAGTAATTGCCTGAGGATAATATTTAGTATTATAATATATACCGAATGGTAATGTTGCCGGCGGAGCATTCATATCAGATAATGAATAAACTTCGCCCATGAAATTAAATACTATATCGTGTTGTTCGCTAGTTGCCGAACCACCAGTAAAATAACGTCTAGGTGATATATTATTAAATGCTCTATAATATAATGTATCATTATTCGATAATAATGGTTGAATATGATTAATTAAAACCGATAATGCTGAAATTTTATTCGAGACAGTTATAGTACCAATATCATATTCTGTATAAATTGATAAATCAGTCCCAAAATGATTAATATTTTGGTAAGTATCACTCGGATCATTAAATCCGGTATATTTACTTTCGCCAGCATAGGTTCTATTAATAGACGCTAATTTTAAAATAGTATTATCTTGTAATAATAATGAATTATAATCGCGAGCATTAACCATTCGATTTTGAGTATAATAAACCGATGGTGCATTTATTTTAATATGTTCTATATCTTCACTTGGTGCAGCATTTTGTATTGGTTGAACTAATGAAAATGTAAATATAGCATTTTGAACATTACCTTTACCATCTAAATATGCAAAATTAGATGAGACTTCACTGATCGCATTCATTGGGATAGGAATTGGATCCGGATCTGAAGTTCGATACCAAATATCGAATATACCATTAGGTATATTAGCAAAATCACCATCACCAAATAAAATCGATATTTGGTCATTATCTAAAGTATTAATTTCGTATTTGTTTTTATTTGGATTATTACTAAAAATAATATTTTGTTCATTGATCGTATCGACTGCTTCCCAAGCGATTGAATCGGTCGAAGTAATTTGATTAACCCAAACATCAGTATTATTAATATTTTTTACATTTATATTAAATGATTGATGTGGGGTTATACCGTCAAATGAATCGGTTCTAGTTCTTTTTAATATACCTTGTTTAGTTAACATAAAAAAGCCGGTATAATTAGATGAATTACCTAATCCATCAGAACCATATAATATATTAAAATTTTGATTATTATTTGTCGTTATGATTTTTGGTCTTTGTTCGATTGGACCATCCGTTGTTAATTCAACTGATGTTAATTCCATATCAATTGATTTATTTTGAACTTGTGTTTTATATTGTATTACACTATTTTCAAACGGCATATTATTAATTGAATATAGTTCAAATATTTGATCAAATACTTGGACTCGATCGCTAGGTAAAACATCACCAAACGAACGTAATAATGTAGCGTTAATTACGGCAAAGAATTGTGATTGCCAATTAACATTATTAGAATCATTCCATATAATTTTACTATTTGCTAAATTATTACCATTTAAATCATAAACCCGTTCTGATGTAGAAATTGATGTTATTTTTACTAAACCAGAACCTGGAATATTTCTCGACGGATTATATGAAATAAATTTAGCTAATTTAAGAACCGAATCTTTACGCTGTGCAGTTGATAACAAATTTTCATTCGCTACCATATCTAATCGATAAGCACTTAATTCGCAGACGTAGGCAAATGCCTCTAAAATCATTACAAATTCGTCGGTTTCAATCCAGTTATTAAATTCAGGATGTGTTAGACGAAAGTAATCTATAAGTGATTGTTTTACGGTTGCATAATCAAAGCCGGTAAAATTTATAAATTTACTTGCCTGATATATTGTATCCCAAGATTCCGCTTTAGATAACTGAATTGCCATATATGTCTTTTCTGAAATAAGGGTAAGTTTATAATAAGAGATATTTATGGGAGTTTGTTATCCTCAATAAATACAACTATTACATTTCTCGGTAATTAAACTTATGGCTTATACACTTAAAATCGATGCGGCCGGTAATTCGTTTACTGTTGATGCTGCCAATAACACTACTAGTACACCATTTACTTTATATCCACAAGGAAATGGAGTTGAGTATGGCGAAGGGTTTCAAAATAATTTAGTTCATGTATTAGAGAACTTTGCCGGTCCAACAGAACCAGCTATTAAAATCCCAGGATTGATGTGGTATAATACTGCTATTACACCACCTAGATTACAATTGTGGACTACCGGCAATGAATGGAAAATGGTTACTCTTATATAATATTAACTTACGAATTCAATATTAAAATTCATATTTTTTGTAACATTGAGTTCTATATAAAATAAACTCAATGTTACAGTTAATGCATTATGATCGTAATCCGCGTTAACATCAATAGAATTTAGTGATACTCTGGGGTCGTAAGCAACAACAGCTTCTAATTCGCTTCTGCATTGGTCTATAGTTTCTTGATCTAATGGCTCGAAAACTAAATACGGAATATTAGTTCCAAATTTAGGCATCATTATTCGCTCGCCTTTTCTCGTAAAAATATGATTTAATATATTACGTTCAACTAATTTAATATCAGTTAAAACAAAGGTATTATTACCGTCGTTTTCTTTAGCCATAAACGTATCAATAATCGGAGCTATTTTTTTAGTTCCATCTAATTGTTTAGCGGCGAATGAACCAGTAGTTTTAAAGCCTAATTTATAATCAATAGACGAAAATCCTTTATATAACGCCATCTTTATCTTCTCCAATATTTACTGCGAGGTGAATTATCTTTTCCTATTTGTGGATCATCGTATTTATATTTTTGAGTTTTATCAGTATCACTCATATTATCAGATCTAGCCCAAGGTTCATGCTTCGGTATTCTAGTTGGAAATGCGGCTATTTTAGCAGTCTTTGGAGTCGGTTTAGCATCCATCGTATTTGCATTTGCCATATCTGAAATTTTTTCTGGAGCCATACATGATAATGCAGTATTCGCCATTTCCGGTGACATATTCGACATAATATTACCCATTTCCAATCCGGGAATATTATTTAATGCATCGCCTAAACCAGGTAATGGAACATTAGAAAGCATGTCAGTTACATTATTTAATGGTAATTTTGATAATAATCCACTCATATCATTAATTGGTAATTTTGACATTAAATTACCGAAATCCGCACCATTTAATTTAGATAAAATACCATTAACATCAGGAATACCGTCTAATACTTTACTAATATCACCACCGGGTAAATTATTAAACATATTACCTAAACTACCACCACTAATATCAGATAAGAATTTTTCTGTATTTGGGAATTGATCTAACATATGTGTTAAATCGCCGCCGGGTAATTTTCCTAATAAATCACCGACATGATGATCGGCTAAACCATCAAATAAGGTATGTGCATCTGGTATAGCTTTGAGTAATTGACCGGATTGCAATCCTGGTATATTAGTTAATATATCTCCGCATATATGTTTAGGTGCATCTAATAATACATTCGCTGCATGAACACCTGGAATATTATTTAAAACATGACCTAAATCCGCACCAGACATAAAATCATGTATTGGAGCATTAGTTATTTTAGATAATTGAGATGATATACTACTAATATCAACTCTGGGAATTGTACTTTTAATATCGGATACTTTAGCATTTGGAAAATCTGGTAATGTATCTAATATATGAGTTGATAACCCGGACATCGCATTTGGAATAACGCCGGATGGTAATTGATGCATTACGTTATTAATTTGCTTAATTGGTAAGGTCGATAACATACTACCAATATGAGTATCTGGCATTTGCGATAATACGTGGCTAATATTATCAATTGGTAGTCGATTTAAACAATCCCCGACGACATTATGTGATAAATTAGTTAAAGTTCCGTTAATATTAGGTAAGCTATTTAAAACCTCAGGTAATAAATTATTAGAAACTTTACCTAAAACATTACCTAAATTACCACTAGCTAATGCATGAATAGTAGTTCCCATATTAGGTAGTTTATTTAATATAGTATCCATATGCAAATTAGATATATTATTCATAACGCCACCTAAATCTAAGCTAGGTAGCTTATTCATAATACCACCTAAATCAATATTAGGTAGTTTATTTAATAGATTACCGACGTCTGGTAATTTCGATAATAATCCACCTACATCTGGCATTTTATTTAATATACCACCAATATCAGGTAACCCACCCATAATATTACTAATATCCGGAATATCTGGTAACATATGAGCTATATCGGGTAAAACATTACCTAAATCTGGCATATTAGCTAAAACATCACCAATATTATCAGATATGCTATTCATAATTCCACTCATATCTGGTAATTGATGCATTACGGTATCCATAATATTCGGCATTGAATTCATAACGCTATTTAATTGACCCATCGCGGCTGTAAATTCAGTTGATAATGCGCCACCAACTTCGCCGGCTAATGAACTTAATTCGCCCGTTACATCATTAATAGCGGTCCCTAGTTCGCCCATTACATCACCTAAGGCTCCACTAACTTCACCCATTACTCCACCGATAGTATCAGTAACTGCACCCATTGCATCGCCTAATGCACCCATAGCCTCGCCTAATGCCCCACCGATTTCTCCAGCTACTTCTCCTACGGCAGATCCGACTTCACCTAATGCACCACTAATTGCTGCACCTACACCACTTAATGCCCCACCTACCGGGTTTGGTTCAACGCCCGTTAATATAGCTGGTGATGCGACGGTTACTAAAGCGCCAGTTACATTAGTCATTTTACCGGCTAAGTTTAATGCGCTTTTACTAGATACGCTAGCGGTTCCACCTGACATACTTAACATACCCATACCAGATACACTAGTCATAGCGCCAGACATACTCATCATGCCTTTACCACTAACACTAGTCATCAAACTAGAAACACTTGCAGTTCGATCACCGGATACACTAGTTGATTCGCCGGTAATACCCATAGATTTTTGAGCGCTAATACCGCAAGTTTTTGACCCGACTGAATAATTATCCGAAGCTGATGATGTTATATTGGTTGCATTTTTATTAATATCTTTTGCTGCGGTTAAATTTAAATTATTTTCTGCATTTAAATGAATATCTTTTGCGTTTAATCTAATTGAATTAGCTGCATGCAAATTAATATCTTTATCCGAATTAATTGATATAGTTTGCGTTCCGAATATATCTATTGTTCCGTCTTGATCTAATTCTATCCAACTATTACCTTCCGCAGTATTAATATAAATTCGTTCATTAGTATCATCGAATATAACTTGATGACCACTACTAGTTCTTAATCTAACGCGACAATTATCTTGACTATCGTCAAATGATAATGCATGAAATCCTGGAGTCGTCAATGAATATATTTGACTATCATAATTAGCATCGGTCGCACTATTTTTTAAATTAGGTTGCAATCTAGATTTTTTATAACCGGAAGTTGAATCTTTTTGTTTTGATGGAGTTGTTTGATTATCTATATGATCCTGAGTTAAACCAGTTACACTAACGTCAGCAGCTCGAGATTTAAACTCATGTTTGCCTTTATCATCACCAAACGCCTTTTTAAGATTATCATATAATGGTTGAATTGGTTGTTCTTCTGATGAATAGGGCCCATCATTACCATCTTCGCCGATAAATCTACCGTGGGGCATAGTATGTTCTGCATTAACTGGAGGCATACACCCAATATAAACGCGTCGGGTTGGATCACCACCTAAACACATTACCGCAACTATGGCGCCTACTTTAGGAGTAGCCCAAAATCCATAAGCGACACCACCTTTCGTTTTATGATCTCCAGAACCTCTAGTCATTTCATCTGAGTTAACTAAACCACCAAATGGACTAATATATCGACACCAAGGTAAATTTTCATAATCAGTACTCGGTAAATCGCCGTAATCTTGGCAATATACTTTTATACGGCCTCTATTTTGTGGATCATTGGTATCAACTACAGAACCTTCTACAATCGTGGTATATGGGTTAGATGCGCCTGAATACATGTGGGTTATCCTAAAGTGTTAATTGTGTTGAATATTTTGTATAATCGAATATAAATGGAGTTTTACATACAAAATATAATTTTATAAAATTAAGTTTACCTAATTTAATAGGGGTATGTTGATGTGCGAAATTAGGCGAGCTCGGAAATATTAATAAATTACCAATTCCTGGTTTAATTATTGTTTTATAATTCTTAAATATTAATTCACCACCATAAACTTCGGTTTCTAAATCAAATGGTGGTATATTATTATAATCATTTAATGTAATATAACAAGTAAAATCATAATTATTTTTGCGAATCCATTTATATTGATAATAACTATTATCGCATATTATTTTATTACTGGGTGATAATATAATAGGTGGTATTATATTATCAATAGTAACATTATAATAATCATTAATTATTGGAATTAATTGTTGAGCTTTTGATGTGACGAAATCTAAAACGGTTTCACTACTGCATTTTAATGGCGATATAAATCCATCTATCGTTATAATAGGTGATTTTTGCATTGGTCGATAAACTCCTTAAGATTAGGATCGATTTTGCAATTTAATTTATCAATTAAGTTCATTCCAATTAAAAATGGTTCTAAATTAGACCGATCATTTAAATTAACTTGGATATCAACTGTATCATTGTTAATTTTACACGTTAATTGAACAACTGGTCTTTCTTCAACTCCACCATCAGCTGTTTGAATTTGTTGTTTACTTACCATTTTTAATTTATATGATCTATTATTAAAAGCAAAGGTAACAAACTCATCATCGATTTGAATATTTTTTGCATCTAAACTGCAGCATGCCGCCCCGGTATCAACTTTCCCATTAATTAATTTACCGTTATTAATACCGATAAGTTCAACATTAACATATGATCCGATAGTTGATTCTAATACAAACGAATTACTAGATTGATATTTACCATCAATATAATCATGAGTAACACAATAAGTGATATTATCATGTTCATATATAGAAAAAACTGGAATATTATTATCAAAATCTTCTAATGTTGGGATGTAAGTATATAATAAGGTAGAGCCATCTTTAATATATTGTTCTTGTTCAGTTTTTGGTTGGTCTTGTTCTAATATTAAATTTGTCATAGGTATTGTAATAGGCCAATAAATAGTATATTTATATGCATTTTTGCGGGTATTCCAAAAAACATTAAGGTGATAGGATGATTTTTTCAGAATTTTTAAGAGAAGATGGGGAGGCGGGTTGTGTATCAGCTGGTAATGTTGCTGGAACCCGAGGTTCGCTATTCGGTATGATAACTCGAGATGGTAGTGCCGCCAAAAAGGGCAAAAAAAGAAGATTAAAAACATTTTTTGAATCAGTTGTTAAATCTGATGAGTTCAGTGCTGAAGATGTATTATCAAAATTAAATGGCGCGGAAAAAGAAAATAAATTAAAAGATAACTCTATTGCTTATGGTATCGAAGACGCCGAAGGTAATATTACTAAAGTTTATATCGATAAAGAACAAGACGAAGCTTTTAAAAGAGCATTAGGTGAGTATTTAGATGATGATCAAACTTTAGATGTTGCTGAAATTTTATTTAATTTACGCAATTCATTTAATATCTTATTCGTCGAATGGCCTAAATTACCAGAAGATGAAGAAGTTGATAATAAATTAGATAACCCAGAAGGTGCACCAGAAGGTGACGAAGGTGAAATGCCTCCCGAGGGTGAACCTGGAACAGAAGGTGATATTAAACCAGATGATAATACTCCTCAAGAAATTGGTCAACCAGAAGATAGCTCAAGTTTATTATTAAAAGTTATTGATATGTTAAAAGCAGACGCTGATGCTAAAACGGCGGAGTCTAATGCGAAAGCTAAAGAAGCGGAAGCTGAGCAAGCGAAATTATCTATTCAAATGTCTAATATTAAAGTTAAGAATGAAGAAGATATGTTGCGGGCAGAAGAACATTTTAAAAAACAAAACGATGATAAAAAAGAACAAGAACGTGTTGCTAAATTAGCAAAATACAGAAGTGAAATAAACAATAATGCTACTTACGAGGGAGCCATGTCAATTTTAGATTTTATGCATTCTGATTTAAAAGATATTAATGAAGATATTAATGATGATGAATTACGTATTCAAACTCAAATCGCAGATTTAAATGTTCGTAAAAATCGTGCTATGAAAGTTTATGATGATCAAGTTAAAAGATTACAAAATCAACTTTTAAATATTAATAAGCAACAACAATCAGCTGGCGGAAGACCACAAGGTAATCCACAACAACAGCAAGGTCAACCACAACAACAACCGCAGGGACAACCACCCCGTTAATTTGTTTTAGCTGCCGGTGGTTGTCTATTATCAGTTGGTTTAATAGGTGGGGTGAGTTCAGCTTGTTTCTCGTCCCACCAAGTTTTTATAATCTTCGCCACTTCATCAAATGAGTTATTGAATTTTTTAATAGCCATATTCGCATCATTTTGTTTAATATCACCCAATAATTCAATCATTTTAGCTATTTGATCATCTCCAGCATTTGCTATTACCTCACTAGGTATAACCGCATTTTGCCGTCCAGTTTCAGTTGGTATTGTTTCAGTGGTACCACTATTATATGGTTTATATCCAGAACCGCCAGTCGCATGTCGTTGTGTTTTGGTTGGTGATTCTGCATCACCCCCGGGTAATGACATACTCTTAGAACCTTTACCCTCAGATAAGTATTCGGATGCTAAATATCCACCACCGACTAAAATAGCGGCAATCGCTGCAACCACACCACCAACAGCTAACGCACCAACTACACCTTCAGCAACAGCAGCCCCACCTGCGCCCATCATCATTCTAGTTAATAATGCAGTCCCACCAATATTTAATGCAGTATTCGCTGCACTAGAAACCGTACTACCACCTAATGTATCAGTCCATGCTTTTAATGTTGCATTCGCACTAGCAATACGCTCTATAAAAGTTTGTTGATTCTGCAAACTCATATCAGTTAATAATGGTATTAATTTTTTTTGTTCTTCCGGTATATTCATACCCGGCGAAGCAATTGGTGATTTTTTTGCAGTCGATAATGTACCACCGATTGCTTCACCTGCTATTTGAAATGCTTCTGGTAATTTAGATTTAAATTCATCCATTAATCTATTTAAATTACCAATTTGTTTAGCATCGACTCCAGACACATATCCTGATGAATCTCGTTTTGATTGAGTATACTCTGCTTTAGCTAATTCAATTTTTCGAATTAACTCGCGCATAAAATTCATTTCGTCTTCGGTTGCTAATTCTGGACCTTTTCCTGCAATTTCTGCCGCGCGGCGTTTATCAGCTGATGTTATGTCTTGTAATTCGCCGGCATGTTGTAATATACCGATTAAATTCATCATGCCGCCGGTAGCTTCTGCGCTTTGTTGGGGCGTCATTATTTTAGAACCGATAGCCATCGCTTCAGCGAATTGCTGAGCAGCTTCATCAGACATTTTTAAACTTTTTGCGTATGCGAAATGTGATGCTATTTCTTCAACTTTCTTTTTAGCTAATTTATCATCTAATCCAGCTAACATCCGTTGTGCATTAGTCGTTTTAACAATAGCTGATGTAGCGGCTTGTTGGGCTTTTGGATCAGCACCAAACATATAATTATTCGCTTGAATACTTCTTTGATAATTTCTTATATCTTGCTCATTCATTGCACCGCCGATGGCTTGATTAATCTGCTCCATCTGCAATGATGCTTCTAATATATCTTTCGGTAGTGGTCCTAATATTTGTTCCCAAACGTCTCGTTGGCTAGCTAATTTAGCTTTAAATGCTTCATTTCCACCAGCTGCTAATGCAGTTGATCTGTTTTCTTGCATTAGTTTAAAGTAATCGGGTTCACCAATTTGCATATCACTCATAAAACCGCGATCAACTCCACCAACAAATCGACTTTGACCGACGGCTCTACCTTGAATATATGATATATTTTCTTCAAAGAATTTTTTAATCGCTGGTATTAAATTCGCGGCTATTTGGCCTTTAAATCCGGCTATTACATCACCTCGATCTCTACCGTCAGAAGTGGTACCAGTTCGGCGAACATCTGCCATATCCGCAATAAAATTACTAAATATACCACCTTGTTCTCTTAAATTTCTAGATAAAATAGAACTAAATGTTTTATTATGCTTCGCAAATGCATCCGATGTTTTAATTAAACCATGTTGTATTTGATTACTAACTTCTTCTAATCGCTCTAATACTCCATTACTAATGGGGCCTGCCGAACCATCACTATTAAATTGATGCAATTTTTCACATAATTCTTCGATTTCCGGCGTAATTAATTTCATACTAGCAGCAAACGCTACATAATTTTCTAATTTAACCGCATTTGCTTCGTTAATATATCCGCCACTAAGGATTAATTCTTTCATAGTAGCTTCGTGCAAATCACCGTATCGTCTTAATTTTACAATACCCTCATCTAAACCATTAAATGATAAACCAAGACTTTGCATGTGTTTAGTAAATTCAGATGAAAATTCAGAATTCATCTTATCCCAGTTATAAAATACCCCTTTAGCAGTATCAGTTAATTCATCTAATATTTTAGTTAATGATTTATTTGATAATTCGGCTTGATCTATTAATCGTTTACTTATTTCTAATTGAGTAGTTCCTAATAGATTAGCTAAAGTATTACGCATTTCAACCATTGATTGAGTAATTTGCCGCTCTAATTCTTGTATAACCGTTTGATCTACTCTATTACCGGTATTTAAAAAGTTAGTCATCGGATTAGCTGAAACATCATTGATTGTTCCGGCTGTTTGGCCTGCAGCTAAGTATTTTTCAGCGGCTTCTTTTGTTACGTTATTTAAAACGCCGGCATTATCTTTTAATGCGTCTATTAAGTTAGCAATCGATTGATCAAAAATAACAAATCGCTGATCGCTGTTTAATTTAGCTATCGCATCATTAGAATCCATCCCAGCATCATTTAATTGGCGTAATGATCGTTTGTAACTATTATAAAAATCAGTTATATTTTTATATTGACTAGATAATGATTGAGTTAAATCAACATTATGTAAATCTTTTGCCATTTTTTCTAATGCATTAGTTGCATCATCGAAAACTTTATTATATTTGGTTTGATTTTCTTTTGCATCTCTTAATAAAATTGATGCCGCTTGTCTAGTTGCAAAATCTGCTGCTGATATACTACCAAGTATGGATGCATTTGCTTCCATTGTGGCTTTAGTCGTATTATTAAATTGTGTTTCGATATCTTTAAATGCAGTCGACATAATATTCGCTGATTTACCCATATCGACAAAACGTTTAACTATATTATAATTTTCGTTAGTTATTAAACCGGCACTAGCATTTAAAGATTTAACTAATGTTGCTTGAGCATCAGTAAACTTTTTTAATGTTATAATATTTTCTAATGGGTTTAATGATTTTTTAAAATAAGCACTTGATGATGCAGCTGCTTTTTGAAATTCTTCTGATGCAGCTCTTAATGATCTAATAGCATTAAGTGAATATTGTGTAAATTTAGATGAATTTTTATCTAATGATTTTGATAATGTATCTGTACTTCTCGCCGCAATTTGTTGCTGTTTATTAACTTCTTTTATCTGAGCTTTAAGATTATCTAATGCAGAAAATGTTTCTTTGGCGCTTTTACTAGCTCCTCTCATGCGAGTATTAAACTCGGCAACTTCTGCCACTGCATCTGCAGTAATTGATGCTACTGAACTTTGTTGTCTAGCGGCTTCATATAAAAATTGCGTAAATAGGGAGGTTGCGTCTTGAGCTGCCATTAAATATCACCTAATCAAAATTAACTTATTACATATTTATTTGGCTAAATATATCTATTCCATAATGGGTAAGATAAATATATAATTATATTTTTTACCCTACTATAATACCAATTAGGAGTTAACCAAATGACTGAAAAATTAGCTGAAATGCTTGATGCAGTATTAAAAAAAGATGATGCATTAGCTGAAAGTGCATTCCATGATTATTTGACTGGTAAATTCAAACAAATCATCGAAGAAGATGAAGACGAAGACGAAGACAAATATTCAGATGAAGAAGGCGAATCATCAGAAGAAGATGATGAAGATGCTGAATATTCAGATGAAGATGAAGATAAAGAAGAAGATGAAGATGACGATGAGAATTATGAAGATCGTGAATATTCAGATGAAGATGATTTTGATGCAGACAACGAAGACGACGATTCAATCGAAGACGAAGACGAAGAATGCATGAGATAATAACTAAATATTTAAATATTTAGTTAGATAAAAAGCCGATTTTTAATCGGCTTTTTCTTTTTACGGGAATAAATAATTCGATATTGTTGCGGTACTAACTGAGGGATCAAAATAATGTCGAAAACTACGAAACGCGTTAAACGAGATCAACAACCAAATGAATTGTTGGAATTAGAACCAAAGGAAATTGTAACATTAACAAATACTCAACATCGGTATTTGAATTCAATTAAACACAACATTTTAACCTTTGGGGTTGGTGTTGCTGGTACTGGTAAATCTTATGTCGCATTATCTTATGCGGCCGAGCAGTTAAAAGCAAAACGTATTTCGAAAATTATTATTACTCGACCTATAGTAGAAGCGGGTGAAAAATTAGGGCATCTTCCTGGCGAATTAGAGGAAAAAATTGCACCGTATTTTGATCCGATTATATCGATATTAAATAAACGATTAGGCCAATCATTTACCGAATATCTTATTAAGCGCAAAATCATCGAAGCTAAACCATTGGCTTATCTTCGTGGTTCTACATTTGAAGATGCTATTGTTATATTAGATGAAGCACAAAATACAACTCCAGCTCAAATGAAAATGTTTTTGACTCGCATTGGGGAAAATTGCAAAGTAATTATTGATGGTGATGTTGTTCAATCTGATATAAAAGGTGAATCGGGCTTAGCTGACGCATTAACTAGATTAAAATCAGTTAATAACGTCGGATGGGTTAATTTTACAATCGACGATGTTGTTCGTTCTGGTATTTGTAAAGATATCTTAATCGCTTATTCTCAGTAACAATAATGGGGGCTTTTAGCCCCCATTTTTCTGCTTATTTTTTTACAAATAAACTACTATCCAACCATTTTTTAATTTCAGTCACTAAATATTTTTGAGCTGATTGATCTTCTTGTACTGATTCAGCTAGTGTTAAAATACGACGACCTTTAACTGATTCATCTAATGATTCATAAATTGATGTTGGATATGCGCTTGCGCAGCTTGGTGTTCCAACTATATCAACCGTAATTAAATTAAATCCACTTACTATACCTTGCTCGTTTACTTCTCCTGCACCACGGCTACTTACGCCAGGTTTAACACCACTTTCAGTAATTAAAACTTTAGCGATTTGGCCCATTGGAGTATTTAGAATTTTAGCTTTACCATAAACATTATTACCTTCAACTCGTAATTCTTGTATTACATGGCTTACTCGATCGCTAGCTACTTGTAATGATGGTGGGTGATCTAATTCACCCCAAACACCGCCGGTTTGTTTAATTTGTTCAGTTAATCTAGCAACGGCATTTTGCATTTCAGTAATTGGATAAATTCTACCGTTTCTGTTTTTTGTTTCTGCTTGCATAAAGCAACCAGATAAGTATAAATTTTTACCTTCGGTATCTACGACTGATTCTTGGATCAAATTACCCTGATCGTAGGTCAAAGTCTCAACTAAAAATTGTGTTTTCATTTTGTACGTCATCCGTTAAATATTAGAATATCCAAATATTTATCAACGAATCTACTGATAAATATCATAATTCATATATTTTAATAGGTATCACGCAATGGAATTAGATCGCATTTTACAATTGGCTGGATTACTATCCGAAAGTCAATTGTTACTCGAAGCAAAAGAAGATGATATTAATAATGATAAAAGTATCAGCTTACCAGTTTGGCAAAAATACCAATCTGAAGCTAAACGTTTACCCGAAGGATTAGGTGCAGAAAATTTACAAACTTCATTAGAAGTTATTAAATGGATTGGTTTGCATATGGTTACTCCGGCAACTAAAGCAAAATACTTAAAACGTATTTGCCAATGGTATGCTCAGCCTAATAGCTTCTCATTAAATCAATTTAAAGCAGTTAAAGAGGAATTAGCTTATTTTGAAACTCATTCAGCTAATTTACCGCAAAATGATATTAATAACCCAGCATATAATGATTTTCATGAGTTTACTCACATATTAGATCAATTTGCTAAAACTTCAACCGCAAAATCATCATTAACTCGTATAGTTAATAAAGGTGGGTTTGGCGCTTACGGTCAAGTTATTATTAATGATCCACATCACGAAGGCTTTTATGCCGTTAAATTAGGTAGTAAACAACAATCGATTCAATTCGGCCAAACATTCTTACGTCCTTTTGATTCTGAAGGTAAAGTAAAATGGTGTACTGCGGTCGATAGTAGTGATAATTTGTTTGATAGTTATAATTCAGGTGGTGAGAATGACGTTATCGTTATTTGGGCCGGTAAAAGTGCCAGTTCGAATCCAACTAGTACATCAGTTCGTAAATTTTGTATCATTGTTGCTAAAAACGAATTCCAAAACGAAAAGAATGAAAATATTATTAAAGTCCCCGGCGATATTACATACTTAAGTCAATTTGAAGGTTATAAAGATCTTTTAAATATATTAATTAAAAAGCATTATCATGTTGACGGCGAAGAAGGTGTTCGTGAATCATTCGGCGAATTTTCTTTCTTATCAACACTCGATGATTCAATTACATCAACTGTAATTATTAATGAATCATCTGATTTATCATACGAAGAAAAACTTAAATTAGTTGCAGAACGTATTATGAATGAAGCTTGTATGGGGAAATCAAAATCTAAAGCTAAATCGAAAGCTAAAAAAGCAAGCAAAGACTATGACGGCGATGGTAAAATTGAATCAGGAACTGATGAATATAAAGGTTCAGTTGATAAAGCGATCAAAAAAGCCAAAAAAGAAAAATGGGTTCCTAAATGGCAGGAAGATTTAAATAAAGAAAAAGCCAAAAAAAAATCTAAAAAATAAAAACAAAAGGGGCTTAAAAAGCCCCTTTTTTATATTCTGCGTTTATTTAATGTCGATATTTCATCGTCAGTTAATGGATGGATCAAACTAAGTAAATCATCAAGTTCTGATTTTGTCATGTCAGCCCCAAAATAATGATAAGATAATATATTTTTAGTTTGGGTTATTACCCACATCGTAAATTTATCTAATAATTCCCAATCAATAGGATATGAATTGCAAGCATACCGATAATCTCTAGGTGACATAGTAATATAAACATCGGGTTCGTTTTTATCTGGTATATATTTAATCGGTAATCCATTACAATCTTTAGTATAAATCGTTATAATTCCGGGAAGTCCGGTTTTGGTGGCGGTTAAACAAAGTTTATTATCTATACTCATTATCTATCCTTAAATAACATTAATAATAAAAAAAACCTCAACTAACACATATATTTAACTTAACTAATCATTTTATATTTCTAGCTCGGCTAGTTCTTTTTTATACATTTTAATACAATTAGTTTTTTCTAATGCTTGTATATCTTTTTCAATTCTTTCTATATTTTTATCTAGCTTAAATATATCATCTTTCGTTAAATGATACAAGCGTATATCTAACAAATCATTAATATGATTAAAATTATTTTCAGTTAATAATTGTTCTAATTCTTTTTTACTTTTACTTGAAAATAACTTACTATTTTCAATATACCAATTAATAAATCTACGCTTTTCCGATAACCAAACTAATTCTTCGTTTAGTATTTCTAATAATTTAATTCTACGTTCTTCGTATTTCTCTAATCTAAATGCGACAAAATAATCAATAATATCCTGAACTTGTTTAAAAACTTTAATAAAGCCATCTTCCGTCCACGCAGTTAAATTTTGGGTATCCTTACCTATTAATTTAAATTTAGTTAATATTGCGTCATGCGGTAATTGAGTCGTTGTTCTAGGAACATTAAAAATATAATCGAATGATGATTCAGTTGACCTATCATCTACGTCTTTAATAAGACCTTGTTCCTGTAATTTAATACAGTGGGCTTTATAATCATCTTGATAAATGCCGATAGGTAATTCAGTAACTCTAATGGTCGTTGAATTTACTATTTCATAAACGCCTATATTTAAAACTTGATCACCATTCATACTAATGGTTCCTTTAAAACCATTATACCAAGGCATTAATTGCTGCGGTTCTTTGCCCGATAACAAAGCTAATATATTTTCTTTTAATTCTATTGGATTATATTTTAATATATGAGTCGCATAACCAGTTCCCATACCTCGCGCCCCATTTATTAATATATTTGGTAATATAGGTAAATAATAATCGGGTTCGATTGATTGCCCATCAGAATCTAAATGATTTAAAATAATATCATCTTCTTTTTTAAATATTTTTCTAAAATTATCAGTAAATTCAGTAAAAATATAACGAGGAGCCGATGACTCACTAGATAACCGGCTTCCGAATTGGCCATTTGGTTTAAAATAATTAATATTATTACTACCAGTATAATTCTGCGCTAAACCTACTATAGTCTCGTTTAAACTGGCTTCGCCGTGATGGTAATCACTTACTTGGGATATATACCCAGAAACCTGAGCTACCTTAATTTCGCCCGCATTTTCACCACGTTTAATCATTCCGAAGATACATTTTCGTTGCGATGGTTTAAATCCATCAACGACTGAGGGAATAGAACGTATACAATCAGCAATAGAAAATTGCTTGAATTCATTATCAAAAAAATCTTTAACTTTCATCCGCTCTTTTTTCCTCTATTTGCTGTAAAAATTCGAGCAATTTATTATAATCGTCTTGTTCAAAATATGACATATCTCTAGCAACGTCATTTAAACACCCTAAAACATTATAACGCATAATTGCGCCAGATGTAAAGGTTAATGATATAGTCCCATTATCATTAACCGAATACGATCTAATATTATTAGTCCTAAATAAAACCGGATTCATTAATAATGAATACCGCTTCGATGTAAAATGATTCATCTTATCTCCAACGATTACCGTAATATTGATAATGATGTTCATGTCTATGTATCGGGGTTGGTATATAATAATTATGATGATATTCAGTATAATTATTATAACCAGTATAACCCGGATGTGGATAATATGTCGCACAACCACTTAATAAACCACACAATAATATAATTTTTTTCATAATGTTACCTATTCGTCAGTGCCTAAAATGTTTAACCAATTTTTACGTTCGCCAGTTTTACCATTATCTTTACTAAATGCTAATTTAATCGCGTCCGCATCCGTTACATCGTCAATCTCATACTTAATTAAATTCTTATCGAAATTAGCTAAGTAAGTTTTAAAATCCGCTGCTGTACTAGTACCTAACCCCTTAAAATATTTCGATGTATATTTTTTAGTAGTTTTATTTTTCCATTTAATAAAATCTTGTTCTTCATAAAATTCAATTAACTCCTTACCGCAAGTTACTTTAATTAACGGCGTTTTAAATCTATGGATAACACCTAAATCAAATAACTCAGGCCAAAATGTATGGATCATATTAATTAATAAACCGTTAATATGCAATCCATCTAAATCTTGATCGGTTAAAAAACATATTTTACCGTAACGCAATTGCTTTACATCAGTTATCTTTTCTCCGATTTTTAATCCAGTTATTGTTAATATATTCTGAAATTCTTCATTATCCATTAAATTTCTAGGTTTAACGGTACTTACATTAACTGGCTTACCTTTTAATGGAAAAATACCGTGCAATTGTGGGTCTCTAGCACTACTAACAGCCTTGGCTGCAGAATCTCCCTCAGTTAAAAATAAAATACATTTAGATCTATCTTTCTTTTCTAATGCATCATTTAATTTAATAATCTTACTAGGATCAACTTTATCCGTATTTTTATTTAATTTTCGCATTTCTGCTAATAAATTAGCATTTGCTTTCGCTTCGGCCCAATCTAATATACTTTGAACAATAGATGACTTAATAATATTTTTAATAAACTTATCAGAAACTTCAAATGATGTTCCGAAATTTTTAATTTCAGTTATCATATCTTCTTTAGTCTGACTTGAATATCTAGGTTTAATAATATTACAATTAATAAACAAATTTAAATGATTTTTAATCTCACTCGGTTTTATCTGAATCTTATGCTTCTTTTCAATAAACTCACGCAACTTAACTATAATTTGATCCGCTATATAACTAACATGTAACCCACCGATAGTAGTTTCTGTACTATTTACAAATGAAACATGAGAAAATCCACCATCTGATTTGCTAATACCTACTTTCCAATTATCATTTTGATCGTAGATATATTCATCTACGTACATCTTAATATAATCTTCGAAATTTTTAATATCTATTTTTTTATCATTAAAATAAATCTTTAATTGAGGATTACATCCAGCAACATCATAAACCCGTTTTTCTATTTTACGAAAATCGCCGTCGGATAAATTTTCTAAATTTAATTTAGGATAATCTGGAATAAAAGTAATTTTAGTATAATGCTCTTTACTTTTCTTTATAATCGGAGTAGTCTTATCCCGACTATTATTTGTATGAGTCTGTAAAAATTTATTCTTACCATCAGCCGTATCGACTATAAATGAGGTCGAGAAAATAGAGGTTAATGCAGCACCTTCACCATTTTGACCAGTTAAAGTCGAATCCTCATCATCATTAAAATTACTACCAGCTCGCAATTCAAAAATCATCTCCGGAATATATTGATCATGCTCCGGATGTTTAACTACGACAATACCGCCATTATCATAAACCGATATAGCTCCGGTTGTTTTATCAACATTAACTTTAATCGTATCTAAATGAGTCCCTGAATCAGTTTTTGAATAATCAACACTATTACTAATAATCTCATCGAATATTTTTAATAATGCTGGGCACCAAGTAAGTTCATCTGATATCATCTTATGTTTATCATCGGCTATAGTATAAGATACAGCCGTATGCGGATTGATACTACCAATATATCTACCCGGTCTTAATAAGACGTGAGATATCTCATCTAACTTTTTAAATTTTTGACTAATATGTGCTGTCATACGATATTTTTATAATTCCAAGTTATTTCATAATTAGTTGTATATATGATATAGCAATTTTGTAGTAAAAACAAGCATTAATTGTATTATGGTATTATTTTATAAAATTTCGGGAGAAAGCCAAGCATCAAGCCTATATATTATATTATAGTAATGGTCTGGTTTATTTTGGGTTAACCTATTGTTTTATATAAAATTCAATTTATTTTTAAGGATATTCCGATGTTGGTATAAATATTTAAATTTGTAGGGTGTAGGTCGGTATGAAACTTAATGAATTATTATTTGAAAACCCGCAATTGATTGACCCCATTGATTCGAAAAAATTTGTTAATGATCACGACCATAATCATAAATTATACGATACTTTGATTATGCAATCGCATCAATTAATTAAGCAGATCAATGATCATATTATATTAGTTCGAATCGATGCGAAACGAGGTAAAGATTTTAACTTCCAATATGTTGGATTAGATAATAAAAACGAACAAGTCTGTTTTTTATCTAGATGTGTGGTTAAAACCGATAAAATTTTAGGTAGATATGTTTTCCAAAATTTTTTATGGGTTAGCCCACAACATAAAAAAGAATTCCATGGTTGGCCTAGTAAATTAGTATTCGAGCAGTTATTACCTAAATACGGAACTATTACCACTGATGAATTTCATACACCGAAGGGTATGAATTATTGGGCGAAATTAGTTAAACAAACTCATACCGAACATGATGGTGCATTTTATGTTTATCATTTTAATAAAAAACAAGAACAAATTCATTTGGTAAAAACAGTTCATCATTTAATTGAATTACAAAAAGAACATAAGATTTGGGATCACGGTCCAAGCGGAGCTCATCAATTAGTAGTTATATCTACTAAAAAATTACATCAGAAAAAACACAGTGGTTAACACTAATTTATAAGCGAGATTTTAATATGTTATTAAGTGAAGTTGTAACTAAAATGAGTAAGATCGGCGAAACGCCTGAAGGTGATGGTGTTTATAAGCATGAACCGATTATGCATGATATGGAAGATAATGGTAAGTTTGTAGCTGGTAGTAATTCCGATTTATCAACTATGGGATGTGAAAAACTAGAAGTTAATTATACAAAAGAAGAACGCGATTTCTTTAAGAATTTAGAGGATAATTTAAGAAAGCAACGTCAATCATTAGAAGCTGATGGTAAATTCGACGAAGCTAAAAAAATTAATTATAAAATGAAATCACCGCAACAAATAATTAAAGTATTTCATGCTTATCAATTATTTAAAAATCCATTAACTAGAGAAGAAATGTTAAAAACTCACGGGTTTATGTCTGCAGTAAAAGAACGCGATCCGAGACATTTAATGGATAAGAAAGATATTCAATCTATCGTTGATCATAGCGTGACTAGATTAATTAATGCTATGAAAGAACCACCAGTTTTAAAAGGATTCGATAGAGCAGATTTTAGTAAGGCGTATACCGATTTTATCCAACCATTTATGGAAACGGGCAAACAAGCAGATAAAAAAAGAAATAATATCATTATTGTCCCATTATCATCTAGTTCTAAATTAGTTAGTTCGTTCGCCCATACGCTTAGTGAAAGGTTAGGTGGAGCTCAAATTGAATCAGGTGCATTATTAAAAAATTCATGGCCCCGATTATCCAAATGGACAACAACTATCAAACATGGGGATTTACTTAGATTACCATCTAATTTCCATATTAAAATGGTTGATGAGATGGATAATCATACTTATTCGCCAAATATTACTAAATTATTGCGTCAAATTAAAGATTTAATGAGAATTTTAGGTGATGCGGCGAGAAATGTTGCGGATGATGGTGAAGAAGTTGTTAATGCGGCGACACCAACCGATAAATTAAAAGAATTGTTAATCGCGTTGCGTCATGCAATAACTGATGAATATATTGATTTAAAAGATCAAATTAATGCGAAGTTAAATGAATTAGCGACTTATAATAGAACTCATAAGTTAGATAGCGATTTAGCTATTAAACAACATAGACATACACCACAATATACAAAGATTATTAAAGATATTGACGTTTTACGTAAAAAACGAGATTCACTACCTAAAGCGGATATTGCTATAACTAGACCATCAGGTAAAGAAACTATCCAATATCAAAAACAAGTTCATATCGTTAATATTCAAAGATTTGCTAAACATTATGATAGTTTACAACAAGCATATGAATATGCATTAATTAATTGGGAAGATGATCCGGATAATGCAGCTAAATTAAAAGCAGCTGAGGATTTAGAAGCTCAACTTAAATCATTATCGAATGAATATAATAAATCATTGGAAACATTATACGATGCGGTATTATCAAACCCATTTAAAATTCATAATGCGTATGCTAGATCTGGTGGGGATCGTGGTAAAGGATATTATAGATTTCAAATATTACATGAAGATTATGCAGATAAATTAAACGGAAAAAGTATTATATTAGTTGATGATAATGTTGATACTGGTAAATCTATTATTGATGCAGTTAAATCTATGGCAGCGGTTGGAGTTATACCAGAACGTATTATAGCAATGACGCCTCATAAATTTAATACTTCAGCTGAAAATACTAAGAAAACTGCGGCTTTACCTGCAGCTAGACGTGAAGAATTAGCTAATATACGTAGTCAATTAGCTTCTAATGCGAGACAGTATAAAAACGAGAAATTACAAGCGAAAAAAACAGCACCTGATTATAATGAAAAGAAAGAAACATTCGGTCAGCATGTGGCAAGAACTGGTAAATTACCAGGACATGGTCTGTATTAATAAAAAATAGTTGATTTTTAAGTTAAGAAGTGTTATACTTTAATACTTCTTAACTTTATTGTTTTATAAATTATGATACTTAACAATTATAAGTATTTTATAGCGCCGATCGAATCAATCGATTTAACATATCCCGAAGCTCTTATGTATTGCGCCTTTCTTAATATAGATGATTATTTTGATTGGTATATTCCGTCATTAAAAGAATGGCAGTTTATTTTACAAGAAAATAAAAATATATTATCGCAAGATAGTTCATATTGGTCCGGATCTAATGCAGTTAGTCAAAAACGAATTTGGACAATATCTGAAAATTCTAAAAATATTAAAGTTAGACATATATTAGATAAATGCAAAGTAAGAGCAATTCGGAAAGAATTATTATCTTGATTTTATTATACTAATATAGTATACTATATCTTTTAACGAGAATATATTATGGCAACTGAACGATTAGATATATTTGAAGTTCTTCGAAATATTAATAAAAAGAATTATAATTACGTCCAAGATTTGGAAGATGACCAGAGAAAACAATTTTCTCCGTTCGTCGTAAATCAATGGTTGTGTTGTTCAAATAGCCCATTACAAATAGTATTAATGGACAAGTTAGTAAATCGACGATTCTTTAAATTATCAAGACATCCAAATTTAATTTATAAATTATTCTGTATTACGGCAGTTGATAAAAATGCTAGATATAATTGGCTATTTAAAAAAGCCGAGAAAAGTGATGCGATAGATATTATTGCAAAATATCTAAATTGTTCTAGACGCGACGCTAGTAGATATAAAGATTCTTTTAGTCAGGATGATATAAAAGAAATGATTAAGATATTAGGATATCAACCATCTGAAATTAAGAAATTAAAGGTTTAAAAATGAAAACATATTTTAAAATATTAGGTATTACGTTATTATTTAGTTTGCAGTATATTTTTGTATTGCCGTATTATTTTTCATCTGATAATTGGTGGGAATTTTTATTAGGTTGGTTTATTTTATTAGTTATAGACCCAATTATTATTTGGAAATTAACGGAAAATTATCGGATTAAAAAGGAGGTTGAGTGATTTATGTCGTTAGTTTATTGATTGCATTGGGTATCGCCTCGTTTATTGTTGTAGTTATTGCGGTTAGTATATTAACTTGTTTTGCATTTATTATATTCATTTGCAAATTGTTTAATATGGTAATTGATTGGGATGAGTAGTTTTAATTAAAATTATATTGGAAAAATATTTTATGAAAAAGGTATTATTAGTATCGGCTATTTTATTAGTTTTAACTGGGTGTTCGAATGTTAATGTCGGGGAAGTCGGCATTAAAGTTCATTTATTGGGTGGTGATAAAGGTGTTGATTCGGAACAATTAGGACCCGGTAGATATTGGATTGGTGTGAATGAACAATTATATACTTTCCCAACCTTTATGCAGAATTATACCTGGACTAAATCTAGAAGTGAAGGACGAGATGAAGATGAATCAATTACATTTCAGACAAAAGAAGGTTTATCAGTAAATGCGGATATTGGTATTACTTATACCTTACAACCTGATAAAATTCCAGTTCTATTTCAAAAATATCGTAAAGGTATTGATGAAATTACGCATATCTACTTACGTAATTTAGTTCGTGATGCTATTAATACGGAATCATCAACTAAACCAATTGAATCAGTTTACGGCGAAGGTAAAGCAGAATTAATTAAAGCTGCCGAAGGTCGTGTTCGAGTTGAGATTGAACCCTACGGTATTCATTTAGATCATTTATCTTGGGTTGGTAATATTAGATTGCCAGAAACAGTTACTGATGCAATTGATGCGAAAATTTCAGCATCACAAATTGCAATAACAAGACAAAATGAAATCGAAACTGCTAAAGCCGAAGCTCAAAAAGCAATTGCCGTTGCAGAAGGCGAAGCTAATGCTAGATTATTAGTTGCTGAAGCTGAAGCAAAAGCTATTCGATTAAAAGGTGAAGCGGTTCGTAATAATCCAGGTGTTGCAGAATTAAATGCTATCGAAAAATGGAATGGTGTTTTGCCGGTAACTATGTTACCAAATTCAACTTTACCATTGATTGGCGTTAAGTAATATTAAATTAGTAGTACCAAAGTATTGATTTTTTGATACTTTGGTACTATAATATTATTTTTAGGGGGAATTATGACGTATTATGTTTTAGCTACAATTATTCATGGGTTTTTAACTATATCTGAACCGATGACTTTTAGTGAGTGTATGCATAAAAAAATGATTTTTTTAGATCAAGAACATTCATTACCGATAAGCGAACAAATGCATAGATCAGTGGAATGCCGTAAACTATGATGTTTTTACAATGTCGATTTTGTGGAAAAGGATTTAAACGCGAATCTGCTTTCGTTTCTCATTATTGCAATGAACGTAAGAAGCATGAAGATTTATCATCAATTAATGGACAAATTGCATTTTCATTATATGAAAAATGGGTTCATATAAGACATACACGAAAAGTTGATTTTGAAGATTTTAAAGCATCTAGATTTTTTAATGCGTTTATTAAATTTGCTAATTATTATAAAAAGATAAAAGGTTTATCTGATGTTGATGAATTTCTTAGAATAATGATTGGTAAAAATATACAACCAAGTAATTGGTTAAATGAAAAAGTTTTAAGTTTTTATTTAGATTTTATAGATCAAAATCCACCGTATAAAAAAATTCAAGTTACTTGTGATTATATTATTAAAATTTGTGACGGTTATGATTGCGAAACATCGGAATTTTTTGATCATTTAGAATTTCATGTTTTAATTGATTTTATTAAATTACATAAATTATCACCTTGGGTTTTATTAAATAGTAAAAAATTTATTAAATGGGTTCGTCATTTATCGGACGAAGAGCAAGATATTATCGATTTAATTATAGATAGTCCAACTTGGTTAAATACGTTTAATAAAGATGCAAAGAATTTAAAATTAGCGAGATTGTGTTGTGGGGAGTTAGGATTATGAGTTTAGATACCTCAATTATACCAAAAGGAATGTATTGTTATACATCATTAGGTGATTTTGTTGATGGGAAAATGCCGATTAAACTTTGCCCGTATTGGAGTAGAGATGAAACGAAATCTGAACAAGAAAGCGGGTATTGTGAGTTTTTAAAAAAAGGTGATTGGATGGAAAATGGAACTTGGTTATTATGGGATCAAGTTAAAGCATGCGATATAAACGCGGAGTGGGAAGATGAATTTGAAATATAGAAATTATGTTGCTCAGAATCCATTACTTAGAAAAAGTCATGTTCATACTGAGAAACAAGAAGATGTTAAACGATGGATTGATGATGAAATTCGAAAATGGGATTTTGATACGCCAGAAGGTCGATTGATGTATGTTCAATCGTTTAATAGAGATAATGGGGTTTAATTATGAAATTATATCATTTACTTATTATTTTAATAGGTAAATTATATACTTTTAATGGAGACTTACTTTGAAAATTGTTGTTTTAACTGGAGCTGGTATTAGTGCGGAATCTGGAATTTCTACATTTCGTGATTCGAATGGATTATGGGAAAATCATAATATTGAAGAAATCGCAACTCCTTGGGGTTGGGAAATGAATCCAGATTTAGTCTTAGAGTTTTATAATCAAAGACGAAGACAATTACATGAAGTAACTCCTAATTTAGCGCATTATGCATTAGCAGAATTAGAAAAACATCATGATGTCGTTGTTATAACTCAGAATGTTGATGATTTGCATGAACGTGCTGGTTCGACTAATATTATTCATTTGCACGGCGAATTATTAAAAGCTAGAGATGAAGTAACTGATGATGTTTATGATAATCCGGGTGATATTAATTTAGGTGATTTTAGTCCGAATGGTCATCAATTAAGACCCCATATCGTTTGGTTTTATGAGCCGGTTCCGTTATTAGATAAAGCAGTTGACGAAGTTCGTAATGCAGATCATTTAGTTGTTATTGGAACTAGTTTGGTTGTTTACCCGGCGGCGAGTCTTTTATTTTTTACACCTCCCGATTGTAAGATTACTATTATTGATAAATCAATACCTGAAACAGCAATTAAAGTTGATTCATTAGAAGGATCGGCTTGCGAAAAAGTACCTCAGTTTGTAAATAGTATTATCTAAATTTAAATCATAATACAACAAAAAGGCAAAGATTTTATTAATCTTTGCCTTTTTTCTTTTTTTTCTTCTTTTGTTTTTTATCTATCTGCTGATAAGCTTGTAATTTTTGAGCTAATTCAGCTATCGTCGTCTGCATACAATTAATCGTTTTATTACATCTACTAAGCTCTAATTCATGTTGGGCAATTAACGTCTGCTTCTCGAAATCATCCTCTAATTTAGTGTTATCCATAGCTTCTTATCCAAATCCATTACTTTGATAAAAATTTAGGTTTAGATCGGTTTAATTAGTAAAAAACCATATGATTTCCCCCATTTAATACAAATATTTATTTTCCATTAGTATAAATATTTAAATTACAATTTTTAAAGACATATTTGTAAACAATTGAAAATTCCTGCATCAGGTTATAGCTCATAAATAAACCAAATATGGCAACATCTAAATTATATTCCCGGGAGATTTTTTATATGAATGAAATTCTTAAAAAATTACTTGCAGAATCAGGTATCCTGACAGATGAAAGTAAACAAGAATTAGAAGAAGCATTTTCTGCTTCATTAACTGCTGCGGTCGACGCTGCAGTAGCAGAAGCTAAAGCTGAAACTATTGCTCAAACAAAAATCGAATTGCATGAACAATATACAACTCAACGTGAGATGTTAATTGAAGCAATTGATAGTAAAGTTAATGATTTCTTATTGGCGGAAATGAAAGTGTTGCGCAATGACATTAAAGCATTTCGCGATCTAGAAGCAGAAAAAATTGTTGAAATTGCTAAAGAAAAGAAAGCATTAGGCAAACAATTGAAAGAAGAAATGGTTCAGTTAGTAAAACAGCTTGACATTTTCTTAGAAACTCGTTTACATGAAGAATTTAAATCATTAAAAGCTGATATTCATGAAGCGAAAAAATTAGACTTCGGTCGTAAAGTATTTGAAGCTTTTGCTCACGAATACAATAAACATTATGTTAATCCAAGCGAAACTGAAGCTCAATTAGTTGAAGCTAAAACAAAATTGGATAAATTGTTTAAAAATTATAAAAACGTTAAGAAAGAAAAAGAAGAATTGTATCGTAAAGTTAAATTAGAATCAGTTCTTGCTCCTCTTTCTGGCTATCAAAAAGATTTGATGGAATCTATTCTTTCTAGTGTAGCCACTGATAAATTAGAAGAAGCATATAAATTATATGTTAAAAAAGTAATTAAAGAATCCATTGATCAATCGACTGGGTCAAAATCGGCTCAACTTGACGAATCAGCTGCTCCAGTAGATGTAACAACTACTGAAACTATTATTATTGATGGTGATACGCAAGGCCAAGAACAACCTGCTGCAACTACTGTTGTAAGCGAAGCCGTCGATATTAAAGCACAAATTCTTAGATTAGCCGGACTCGGTTGATTTTAGTACGATTCAATAAATATATTTAATTTTTTAAAGAAACTAGGAGTATTTACACAATGATTACAGAATTAAACGAAAACTGGGGTGATCTTAAAAGCAAATTGCTTGAAGGTTTACCAGAAAACAAACGCAAAATGGTTGCACCTTTATTAGAAAACCAAAAACAAATGCTGACGGAAACAGCTGCTGATGGTTCTACAAGTGCTTCTGCAATTGCAGGCTTACGTAAAATTATGATTCCAATGATTCGCCGGGTTATTCCTAATGCGATTGCAACTGAGTTAGTTGGTGTTCAACCAATGACCGGTCCAGTTGGATTAGTTTATTCTATGCGTTTAAAATATCAAGATTCAATTGCGGCACCTAGTGCATTTAGTGATATCGATGGTGGTATTGGTGCAATTGATACAGCAACTGACTCAGAAGCGTTCGGTAACGTTAATTTGATCCGTCGTTTTTATTCTGGTCAAATTGGCGGTGCTCAAACTGCTGGTACTGGTGGTTTTGGTGGTGGTACTTTCTCAAGCGCTACTGCACCATCTGGTACAGGTTGGGGTTCAGCTTTAGATGCAACTGCCGGTGCTACTATCACTGGTTTAGGCGCAACTGGTCCGTTATACGGCGGTGGTGGTACTTACTTAGAAGGTTCAGGTGGTCGTCGTTTTGGTATGGAAATCGTATCACAAGCGGTTGAAGCTAACTCACGTAAATTACAAGCTAGCTGGACTGTTGAAGCAATGCAAGATTTGTCTTCGCAACACGGTTTAGATATCGAAAACGAAATGACACAAGCTATGTCAGCTGAAATCGTTCAAGAGATTGATAATGAAATCATCACTGACTTATTGTCATTAGCTGGTACTATTTCAACATTTGATGGTTCAGTTCCTGCAGCAGCTGGTTACTACAAACCAACATTCGTCGGTGATCGTTTAGCTAACTTAGGCGTTCAAATCAACTATGTAGCGAATGAGATTGGTCGTAGAACACGTCGTAATTCAGCAAACTGGATCGTTGTTTCTCCAATGATCGTTTCTGTATTGCAAACAGCTTCTAAATCAGTTTTTGCACCTGCAGTTGAAGGTTCATTCCAAGGTCCAAACAATACAAAATTGGTTGGTACTTTAAATGGTCAAATCAAAGTTTACAGCTACTTGTGGAACAACGTTCGTTCAACTGATGCATTAGCATCTGGTTTATATTCACAAGGTACAGGCGATGATGCTATCTTAGTTGGTTATAAAGGTGGTAATGGCGAAACTGATACAGGTTATTTCTACTGTCCATATATTCCATTGATGTCTTCTGGTATCATTATGAATCCATCAACAACTCAACCAATGATTTCATTGATGACACGTTATGGTAAAGCATCATTTACTGATCGTCGTAGTTCATTAGCTAACAGCTCTGACTACTATGGTAAATTGACTGTTACTAACTTAAGCTTACAATAAAATCTAATTTTATAAATTAGCTTAATCAAAACCCGCTTGATGAAAATCAAGCGGGTTTTTTATTGCCTAATTAGTTGGTTAATTTATAACGGGTAATAAATATAACTTATATTAAGTAATAATGGATAATAACACTCATATGATTATCGATAAATTAAATACATTAATGGGTACTAGTACATCCCATATAATTCAAAATACTACTAATGCTTTATATGCCACCGCAACGTTTACTGATGGGTTAATTTTACTAACCGATAATCCATATAAGTTATATAAAAAAACTGGCGGAACTAAAACTGCAGTAGCTGAACCAACTAATACTGACGTAGTTAATGCAACCGTTAATATGATGCAGCCTGATGGTTATATAGGCGTAACTATCGATGATATAATAGATCCTACGTGGCCACCGAAAATCCCAAATAGTAGAACGTATGTTTGTAATTCATTTACAACATTATTTGGATTAACTGGTATTAAAAAAGGTGAAATTGCCATAATCGGTGATTATACGTATTTGTTAATAACGTTTAATTATCGAAATACTGCAGATTGGATCCAATTAAAATCCAGAATAACTGATTTTACTTTAATTTCAGGATTCACTAAAGATAATGTTGGTTTGCCAAACGCAGATAATACTTCAGATTTGAATAAACCTATTAGCACGGCGACCCAAACGGCTTTAGGGTTAAAAGCAGATCAAACAGCAATGGCGACTGCTTTAGGATTAAAATCAGATAAATCAACAACATATACAAAAACCGAAGTCGATTCATTATTGGCAGCAAAACAAACACAAATAACGGCATTGCAAACAGCGGTAGCTGCATTGCAATAATAAAATTTTAGCAATTAATACTCGTTTGGGTATTTAACATACAAGGATATAATTAATATGTTAGTAGATGGGTTTAAATTCATTGATGGTTCCACTTCGGTTAATTTTGTATTACCGGTAATGTCTAAACTCGACCGTTTAGCTATGACCTCGTTAGATATGGGTGAAATTGTTTACCAATATGATGGTGATGCTACTGCTGAAAGTGGGTTATACTTATGGTCTACCACTGCAGGTTGGGAACGATTTGGTTCAGGAACTTTAGATATATCTAAAATGCAAACCGGTAGATTGCTACCTAGCTTTAATTCACCAATTTCTGGTGATATGGAATCTTCGGTAGATGGAACTAATTTAAAATTAGAGTTAAAATCGCATACTATCCCAGATGGTGATTTACAAGCGGATGGCTTAGCTGAATATAATTTCGTTAAAGTAAATACTAAAGGTTTAGTTGTTAGTGGTGCAAAATATACGGATATTAGACGAACTGGTATTACGAATGTTTACACTGCAGATGAAATTAATACTAAACTTGCCGGTTACTTATCAACAAGCCAAAAAAATGTTGATGGTGGTTATGTAGCTTGCGTTAATGGTAAAATTGATCCAACCATGTTACCAGTTTATTCATCTGGTGGTGATATTATTTCAGTCGGTGGAACTTTACGATTAATTTCTAGAGGTATTGATGCATCTAAAAAATACGATCGTGTTATTTTAAATGATGCTGGGGTCGTAGTTAGCGCAGAACAATATCACTCTATTTCTGAAGTTGCACCAGATGCAGTTACTGCGGCTGAGTTTAATGTTTTATCTAATAGTGCAATTAAAACGACACAAAAAAATCAACCAAATGGTTACGTTTCATTAGAGCCAAATGGTAAAATTAATGCATCATTTTTACCGAGTATTACGACTAATAATATTCAAGTTATTGCATTAGACGCGGATCTTATTAATGTAGTAAGTCAGGTTGGTGATGTTGTTCTTACTTTAGATCAACGTAAAACTTATATTAGACGACATGTTTCATCTCCAGTTGCGATAGGTGATTGGGTTGAATTATTGCAACCGGTTAGCCAAGTTAGCTCAATTAATAATAAAGCCGGAACTATATCGCGTTTAGATTATGATGATATCAATAATTTAGCAGAATCAGCTCGAGTTGATACAACAAATGCTAGTTTAATTTCTAAAGGAACGTTATCTGTTGGTAGATTACCTCTATTTTGGGGTGATGTTGAATCAGTCGCCGGTAGTAATGAATTGACATTAAAACAAAAAAGTTTACTTCCAGGCTGGTATAATTCAGTTCATGTCGATAATAAAGGTTTAGTTTATGAAGGTGAACTTAAATCAACTATCGCCGATCTTGGTATTAAAGACGTTTATAATAAAACCGAAATTGACTCACAATCATTAGCATTCGAACGTTTATATAATAAAAATAGAGCAAATGGTTATGCTGGGTTAAATGCAGACGGCTTAATTAATACAAATCAATTACCACCTTTATCAATTACTAATGTTCATTTAATTGATGTTAAATTAGATGCAGTTAATTTAACTAATGCTAAAAAAGGTGATGTTGCTATTGCAAATACTGATAAAAAATCATATATTTTGATTGATAGTGATTATGCAAATCAATATAATTGGCAACCATTATTAACCCCAGAAACTGGAGTTATTTCAATTAATGGTAAAAAAGGTAGTTTGCGCTATTTGGAAGCTGCTGATATTAATGGTTTATCTCGATCAGCAATAGTTGATACGACAAATGCATCTAATATTACATCTGGAAAATTAATTCCTGCAGTGTTACCTGATTTTACTGGCGATGTTATTTCATCTAACGGTACCGTTTTAAAATTAACTGATAAATTTTTAGTTGATCCAGCTGTTAAATTTAATTGGGTTCGAGTCGGTAAAGATGGTCGTGTTTATGACGGCGGTGCGTACAATACTATTAGTGAAGCTTGTGCTGATGCCGTATCAACAACCGAATTATCAAATCAATTGCAAAATTATGTTTTAGCAAAAGATTATAATTTACCAGGAACTTACGCTCGATTAGGCAATGACGGTAAAATTGATATTCATTTATTACCTGATTTAGCATTAACTGATACTTTTGTTATTAGTGATGATATTTCAACTTATGATGGATATGTCGTCGGTAATACAGCAAGCGATCTTAGTTTACAATCAGTTCTAAAAAAATTAAATGGCTTTTCACCATCTAATTTAACTGGTCATAATTACGGAACTACCATTCCAAATAAAGGTGACGTTGTTATTGCTCAAGCCGCATCAAGAACTTTCATCTTAGCTGATAATTCATTATATGACGGCGCTTGGAAAGAAATGTTATCTCCTATGGATGGGGTATTTACTATTGGGGCTGGGGCTGATTTACAAAAAGGTTATATTAATAAAATTAAAGTTGCTAATATTGATGGTTTAGCTCCATCTGCTACTATTAATACAACAAACGCTACTAATATCACAACTGGAACTTTAGCATTTGAAAGATTACCAGTTTTTGATAGCGAAACTGTCGCATTTAATAGAAATAATGTAGCAATGTCGCCTGATTTCGTTCATAGCGATGTTTCATCTTATTCTAGTAAATATCCAAATTTATTAATATTAAATGATGTTTCTTCATTGAATAATATAGACGCATCAAAAACGTATACTAAAGTTAAATTTAATAAAAAAGGTTTAATCGTCGATGCATCAAACCCAACAACATTAAATGGTTATGATATTACCGATGCTATTTGGCAATCACAAATTCATAATACAACCATTAAACGTAATATTGCTGGTAATCCATTAGATGTGAATAATGTTATTATTCCAACTGATGCAAATGGTAAAATAGCAACTGGTGATTTGCATAAAGCGGTTATATTAACTAATGGATCAACTCCATTAAAAGGTATTGCGGAATTAGATGCAAATAACTACATTATGTTAGATCAAATTCCATTCTCAGTTGGTGCTCATGTTGTTTGGAGTGATATTCCAGATCGCCCTCGCGGAACTTCGGTTGATTATAATGTCGGTTCACAATCATCATCTAAAGGCGTATTTGCATTAGACGGAACTACCATCGATCCAGTTACTAATTTAGCTATTAAACCAGAAGTTGTTTTAGGTAATGATTATCGTTTAACTGACGATCGTTATCCAACCGCACATAAACATGCATGGGATGATATTAATAATGGTATAGTAAATACTGATGCTGCATATAGAACTTTACCTGAATTAATGGATGGTAAATTAATTAATGGTGTTTTAACTGGCGGTAAAGCAGATAAGTCAGAATTGCGAGATGCTATTGAAAATATTACTGGTGTCTATACCTATATAGATGAAAATGCAGCAGACGGTTCAACTTCAACAGTTCCAGCTTTGGGTAATTATGATACTTTAGCTAGATTGTACGGTTGGATTATGGGTAAAGTAAAAGAAGTTGTTATTGATAATAATAGCGATATTTTAACTACTCAACTTGATTTATCAGTAAAAGCACCATTTACATTATTCGTCAAACATGATGATAATGATCCAGATCAAAACAATTGGGCGTTATATAGAGTTTTTAAAATTAAAACCGTCGGCTCTATTAGTACTATCGAAAGTTTAAATGATATAACTAAAGTAACTGATAATAGTTTATATACCGCATTATCAGATCAAACATTTAAAGAAAAATATAATACTTTAACAGGTTGGAATACTGATAGTAATCATAAACGTATCGAAGTAACTGCAATGGCCGGTGATGCGAATATTGCGATTACAGATGGTGAATATTATAAATGGTATATTAGTACATTATCAGCCAAAAAACGTCCAGTATTTGAAGATTGGGCTAAAGCACCTTATTTTGAATCAACTACAACCGTTGCTGGTGAAGCACCACTTAAAGTTGCATCTAAAGTAAAAGTCGATAATTTTAATACTGATTTAATTAACGGTGTTCAAGTCGGACCAACCCCAACTGCTGAAAATTTAGTGTTAGTAACTAAAGCTCCAGTTGCTGGTCAAACTATTACTTCAGAATGGAAAGCTCATATTAATGGCGGTGAGAATTTTACATCAGGAACAGTAAATCATGTTCCTTATGTTAGTGCTGCATATACTATGAATTCTATGACTGGCGTTACATATAATTCAACTGATGATGTATTAACTATCGCAAAATCAGAATTGACTTATACTAAGTTTAAAGGTTATAGTGAAACTGTTATTAAAACCGCGGCTAATACTTTAACAATTGATTTAACTGCAGCTACGGTATTTAAATTAAATGCGAATTCCGATAATATTACTATCGCATTCCATTCTAATTTTACAATGACAATGGCGGCCGGTAGATCATTTACTATTATTCTTAAATATGGTAACTATCCAAACGGTAATACAATAACTTGGCCATCTCAAGTTATTTGGACTGAAAATAATACCAGACCAACACCGTCTGGCGCTAACGCAACTGATATTTTTAATTTTATTTGTGATGGTGATTATGTTTACGGTAGTATTTCAGGTCAGTTGTATAATGCAAACTAATTAATAGTTTCGTATTCTATTAAATGGGGTTAATTATATTAACCCCATTTTTTATGCCCTCGATAAATCAATTTTACCCATAAATAACATATTATGACTAATTAGTACTTACCTTAAGTCCCATTCATTATGAGTAATTATGTTTATATCTAAACCCCTATTAAATACTAGATTATTTACTGCCGCCACTATATTATTACCATCAGATCCGTTACCGGCGGTTGTAGCTTCTGTTTTTTCGTATTCGCCTATAGATACATTAACGGTTAGAGGCGGAACTAAATATCGGGCAGATAATGGAATACATCCATATCGATATAAATTAGTTGGATCTAATGATGTTGGTATTACTATCGATGAGTTTACTGGTGCAATAACAGGAACTATATCTCGAATTAATGCTAAATTTTTAAATATAACATTAAGATTAGAAGTCGCGGATTTCCATAATATTCGAGCTAATTTTAATGATCCTATTGTTAATTTAGGAACAAAAAAATATTGCACTATCGATATTAAAGTTTCATGGCCTGCCATAGTCGTTACTACACCAGCAAATAAAGCAACATTAAATAAAAATATGGATGATACTGTTAGTTTCAATCCATTTACTTATGCTGACGGTCATTATGATATAGTCGGTGGTGCAAGTGCGGGTGGGACTTTTGCTGATGCCGATTTTAAATATTATTTCGACTCGGAAAGTTTACAATTAGCGTTTCCCGAAGCAGTCCACGGTTCAGCTTTTTTTAATACTATAACCGAAACTTCGTTCGGTGATTTAATTTTAAATCCAGATACTGGTGAAATTACTGGGCGATTAAATCATTATTTTAATCCTATGTTTAATCATACAGCCGGAACGAAGAATATGACGTTACCGGTATTCGTTCGAGATAAATTTAGAAATAGCAGTAATGTTATTAACGTTCAATTTAATTTAACTTTAGAGCCGATTGCGATTATACCTGCACCACCTATTGATATTCATGTTACGGATGGTAACCCAACTGATATATCTATACCGATAACTAATGGTAACGGTAATGGTGGTGTTGGGCCTTTTGATTATACATTTAATGATAATAGATTAACTGATGAAGGTTTTAGAATTGTAACCGGAGATGATGGTGTTACTCGATTAGTAAGAGATGATGCTAGTTCTGGAGGTACTGGCGGATCAGGAGGTACTGGTGGATCAGGAGGTACTGGTGGATCGGGAGGTACTGGTGGATCAGGAGGTACTGGTGGATCAGGAGGTACTGGTGGATCAGGTGGATCAGGTGGTACTGGAGGAACTGGTGGATCAGGTGGATCAGGTGGTACTGGAGGAACTGGTGGATCTGGAGGAACTGGTGGATCAGGAGGTACTGGCGGAACTGGTGGAACTGGCGGAACTAGTTCGACTATAACTGTTACCGACGGAGCTGGTCAAACCACAACTATAACGATTTGGGTTGAAGTCGTACCTGATATCGTATTAACAGCAACTAATCAAACTATTATATTAGTAGTAAATGATCCATTAAGTTATTATGATGATAATTCTAAATCATATTATAACAAATATGTTTTAGATCCGTTTAATGGCACGACGGGTGGGTATCCAGTAAGTACCGCCGGCGGAGTTAGTGTTTATAAATCATATACTAGTTCGAATGTTTCTGTCCCGATCGGTTTAACCACTGGTATAGTAACTAGAACATCATCGTTTGCAAATCCTAGCACCGATGGTTCGACTAAAAGTATTTTTACATTAACTGATAATTATGGGTTTACTAAAACTATCACCCATACATATTTAATTTATCCAGCATTAGCCGCTTCGGTCGTTACTAGTTTACCATTAAAGGGTAATAATACGCAGTATAGAACTAAATCATTTTATAATGAATCATCATTAGCTATATTCGAACCAATTACAGTAACAGCCGGTTCTGGTTCATATGTTTATCATATAAAAAGTACGACTGACGGTGCTATTATAAACGGAACTACAACCGATACAACCGACAAATATCAATTAGATATTAGAACTGGCGAATTATCATCAATTACGCAAGTTACTGGCGTCGGTCAAAAATTAATTGAAATTGAAGTTACCGATACTATCACTAAACGGGTAGTTAATGGATTATTTGTTCAACTATCCGTCGATTATAAACCATTTATTGTTGTTGATAACCCGGTCACGATACCGGCGACCGAAACTATTCGAGGAAGTGCGTCTACTTATACTCCGAATACTATAACTAGTGGTAATGGTTCTTATACTTGGACCGTATCGGTCGAATCAACGAATTCTCATAATACGACAGATTATGGTAATGTTTCTATCGATGCTAGTGGTATTGTTACTTATACTCCACCAATAACGTTACCGTCGGATATAAGAACTAATCCATCGGTTAATATAACAGTTACAGTTACTGATGTCGCATTAAGTGATTTACCGTCCGGAACACATACATATACATTTACCAGACCATTAGCATTACCGGCAAATACTCCAGGAACTATTATATTAACTGGAGCTATTTCGGGTGCATATTATTCAGATACTGCAATTACTGCATCACTATCTGATTTCGATGATGTTGTTGGTAATGTTATTTGGTCTTTAATTCCATCTAATAATGCGGCACCGACTATAAATCAAACATTAGATAATGCATCAAGCGTTACTTACAATTCTAGTGTCGGGACTGACGTTACAGTAACCGCGACATATACCGATACCTTAGCTTCTAATCAAAGAGCTCAAACAACATTTAATATAAGACAAAGTTCAACCAAAATAACAGATTTACCGACTGACGGTCCGTTCATAGATTATCCAGTTCCGCCGGGTATTATATCGATTGATGTCATCGTAAATGGTGGCGGTGGTGGTGGCGGTGGCTGGGATTTATTAACCGGAGGTGATGGTTGCGATGGTGATTCTATCACTGCCACTTTCGATGTTAATGTCGGTGAAAATCTACAAATTTATATTGGTGCTGGTGGTGCTGGCGGTACAGTTGTATACGACCAATTCCATTGGGATCAAATCAATAGAATACCGAATGATAAATTACCAAATATTATAAATCCAGCTAAATTAGTTGCATTATCAACTCCAACCCAACCGCTAGTAAATGTATCATCATTTGTAAATGGTGGTTGTAAATGGTATAATGATAATGCAATATGGGATAGCACTACTGATTGGGGTAGTACTCCGCGAGTTTGGACTAGAACTATTAATTTCCCACGCGATTCAAATTACGTATTTACGTTCTGCGCAGATAATATCGGAACTGTATCAGTCGATTCAAATATTGTCGTTGATATATCAATTATGACTTCGACTAATCCTAATTTTACTAATACCAATTGGGGCCATCAATATTTAACGAAAGGTGATCATGTTATAACTATTGAAGCTAAAAACGCCGGCGGTGATGCTATTTCCGGCCACGCTGGATTTGCTTTAGATATAGTCGATTCTGGTTCTGGTTATACAGCTGGTGGTGTTGGTGGTAGAGCTGGGAAAGCTGGTGATTCTGGTTCTGGTGGTTGGGGTGGCGGTTCTTCAGCTATTTTACGAGCGGATGGAACAGTTATGGTTGTTGCGGCTGGTGGAGCCGGTGGTGGTGGTGGTGGTAATCAAGCCAAAGGTAAATCAGCAGATTGGAATGTGATTAATATCGGTGGGGCAATAGATGGCGGTAATAAAGGAACTGGTGATGGTGGCGGTGGCGGTGCTGGGGGTGGTGGAGCGCCAGCCGGGTACGGTAGTATTTTAATTGGTCATGGTACTGGTGGTTTAGTTAATACTGGCGATAAAGGTGGTGAGGCAGGTAGTAAAGGTAGATCTTATATTAACCCAATAATTGAAGATTGGGCTATAAACCCAGCTGGCAATAAAGGTTTACTTAGTACCAAAACTATTACCGGTGATGCCGGAAATGGGGGCGTATGGATTACTACAATACCAAAACCACCAATGACAAAAATGCTTCCTGATGATGTTGCTAATCAAGCCGGAGCTAACTTCGGAACGGTTATTGCTTATAGTGGAGATGGTACCAGAGTTGTTATTGGATCACCATTAGCGGGACCGACGGATACTGGGGCTGTGTATATATTTGTGGGTAATGGTAATACATGGACTCAAGAAGCTAAATTAGTTTCGTCTAATATAGTAGATGGTGATCATTTTGGTTCTGCTGTCGATATAACTTATAATGGCGATCGCATTATAGTCGGAGCCCCTAATGCTAATGCATTGCCTTATAATCAAAATGATTCCGGTGGTGCTTATATATTCAAACGTAATGGAACCTCATGGACCGAAGAGTTTTATATTACTGGTGGTAATGGCGGAGCCAACGATTATTTTGGTAGTGCAGTTTCTATTAATAGTGATGGGTCTATTGTAATTATTGGTGCCAGTGGTGATGATACTGGGGAATTAGCGCAAGTCGGTTATGTTTATGCGTATTATCGAGCCGGTAGTGTTTGGGCTAATTTAGATTGGAAAACTGATGCAGAAATAATACCAGCCCATGGTTCTGAAGCTGGAGCGATGCATGGTTCTGCAACGGCATGTAATTTAGCTGGCGATCGGGCTATTGAAGGTTCACCAACTGATAATAATAACGTAAAAAATGTAACTAATTGCGGAACCGTAACTATTCATCATAAAAATAAAGGCATTCCTGGCTGGAAACATGTTAGTTATGGTAGTTGGGGTTCATTTATGAATAAGTATGCGATCTGGTCCGGTCCATTTACTGCAAATAGAACGGTTACTATAACCACACCCATAACTTTTCCAGCTTTCGGCTTGTATTGGGTACAAATGGCTGCGGATAATAATGTAGAGTATTATATGCTCGATATGGGGTCAAATAATTATTCGGGATTTACGGGCTCGCAAACTTGGTTTATTAACATTCATAATCAACTTACTCAAGATTTAACATTAACTATTCGTAATGGTAGTGGATCAGGTGGTAATCCGGCAGGTGTTGCAGTTAGAATTACGACATACGAAGATAATAGTGAAGTATGGACTACCTTAAATTTAGTTGATTCTGAATGGACTAGAGAATTATGGATCGATGCCCCGTTCCCAATAAAAGATGGTCATTTTGGTGCTAGTGTCGATATGGATGGTAACGGTGATCGTGTTGTTATTGGGGCTCCGGATGAAACGCAATCTGGTTTAGTTAAAGCTGGCGCAGCTTATGTTTATAGACGAGCCAATTCAACTTGGATTTATGAAGGTAAATTAACAGCATCGGATAAGGAAGCCAATACTAATTTTGGTTCGGCCGTTTCGATTAATGGGGCGGGTGATGTTATCGCGGTAGGTGAAATGAAAGCAAATGCGATTGGATTAGTTGCTTGTGGTGCAGTTTATATTTACAAGCGAGTCGGTAAGGTATGGACTCAGTATACTAAATTAATGGCGAATGATAAAGCGGCGGGAGATAATTTTGGATGTTCGGTTTCTTTAAATAATGCCGGAACACAAGTAGTAGTGGGAGCTAAAAACAAAAATCGCCAAGCAATTGGAAATGCTGGCGCAGTTTATTATATACCAATAAATTAATTTAGTAATATGCATATATCAAAACCAAATTCCGAAGATAGAATTTTTGCAGCAACTAATATACTGATGCCCGAAAATGGTAAAGTTATTTTAGTTCGTGATACTATTATTTACTATCCAATCGATGCGTATACCGTACAAGGTGGAACTAGATTTAAAACTAATCCATGGACTAGTCCATATCGCTACAAGTTAGTCGGTCCTAATGCTCTTGGTTTAGTTATTAATTCTAAAAACGGTAAGATATCCGGAACTGTAAATCCAATATCAACTAAAACAAAAATAGTTCCGGTAAAAATAGCGATATTTGATAGTATTAATAAAAAATGTAATTTTTCCGACCCGCTAAATAATTTCACTAGAATAAAATTTTGTACTATTTATTTTGACGTTAGATGGCCGCCTATTAGTGCAGCTATAACTAAAACATCATTAATTATTAATATTAACGATACTATAGACTTTAATCCATTTGTTAATAATGGGGTTTCTGTTGTTACTGGCGGAACTGGTAAAAGTTTTAAATATGAATTCGATGTCGACTATTTAAAATTATTATATCCGCATATTTCATTCGGACCTAATATTACAAAAAAAACATTCGGTAGTTTATCACTTAATAATAATACCGGAAAAATTACTGGGACTATATCAACAGAGTTCTTAGAATTTTTTAATAACAATAAATTCGGAACTAAAATAATTCCATTATATTTTATCATTAAAGATAGATTAAATAATATTAGTGGTGTTGATAATGACGGTAAAATTTACAGTAGAATTAAGATTGATTTATCATTAACTGTAGATGAATTATATATTTTAACTCCTCCAAATCCAATTAATTTAACCTTAGCCAAAGCGGTTGATAATACTAACCAATCATTTACTGTTATATCTAAAATTGGCGGGGGATTAAAACCGTATACAGTTTCCTTCGAATCTAAAACTTTCGATAAACATTTTCAATTGATAATTCAGTCAGATGATTCGGTTATTATCAAACCTAAAACGGTCAATTTGCCGGAAATACCCCGCATTAACAATCAATCGTCGGCAAAAGTTAACGTTATTGATTCTATGGGGCAATTCGCCTATATTACTGCGTTTATAGAAGTTCATTAATATGATAGAACAGGTAAAATTACCGTTGATAAAGATAAATATCATATTATCCATTTATACCATTTTAACCATACCGTGAGTAATTATGTTTATATCAAAACCATTATTAAATACTAGATTATTTACTGCAGCTACTGCTAGTTTACCGGCGAATAATACAGTAGAAGTCGAAGTAAATTCATTAGTATCATTCTCACCAGTTAATTCTCTTACTATAAGAGGTGGTACTAAATATAGAGCAAATAACTACGCATTCCCGTATAGATATCAATTTATCGGAACTAATACATTAAATTTAACTATCAATAACCAAACCGGATTAGTTAGTGGAACTATTCCAAGAATTAATGCAAAATCGATAACTTCAGATGCAATGAAAATAGAAGTTGTTGATTTTCAAAAATATCGAGCTAATTTTGCGGATAGATTAGATAATTTCAAAAAAAATCGATATTGTGAAGTTTTATTTAAAGTTGTTTGGCCGGCTATCGTCGTTTCAATACCCCAAAATAAATTATCATTTGCTCAAAATATGGATGATACTGTTAGTTTTAATCCATTTATTGATGCGAATAATAATTATGTGGTTTCTGGTGGGGCAATGGCGGGCGGAACTTATGCGGATGCCGGATTTAAATATGAATTTGATATTGATAAATTAAAAGAAGTTTATCCATCAGTTCCATTCCTTAATGATATATCGGCGACTACTTTTGGTGATCTATCTATTAATAACGATACTGGTTTAATAACTGGGAAATTAAATGATAAATTTTTAACATTTTTTTCAGATCATGTTCCTGCTACTAAAAATAAAGCATTATATTTTATAGTTAAAGATAAATTCGATAACAAATATGGTGTGGATAGAGATGGGAATATTAATAACCGAATTAGTATTAATTTAGCGTTAACTCTAACTGAATTAACGGTCGATGCGCCAGCAACCGCGGCTAATTTATTTTATTTAAAAAGTTGGTTTAATCCACAAAATCCATCTCCAATAAAATTAATTAATAATGTAACATTAGGTATTAAACCATATACATATACTTTCGCATCAACAGTTTTTCCGGATAATGGTTTAGCATTAGCCCAACAAGCTGATGGGTCTGTTAATTTAACCCGACCTTTAGGTGCAACAAATCAAATATTAGCTGCAAATAACGGAACAACTGCAGTTATTAATATAACAGATAAAGTAGGCCAACAAAAATCAATAACTGCATTTATTGAGATTCGAGATAATATTTGGTGGGATGATGGGAACACTGGTACTAGAAATTTTGATATTGCTGTCGGTGATGGATTATTGACGATATATGACGATAATACAAAATCATATTATAATAAATTTGTAAAATCACCATTTCCTAACTTGACTGGCGGTTATCCGGTTTATGCATTTACTGCATCAAATAATTCAACGACTATCAACGCAACTACCGGATTGGTAAATAATCAATCATTTGCTACGGTCGGATCATATACTAATGATTATACAGTCACTGATTCGAAATCGTATACATGGTGGGTAAGACATAATTATAAAGTTTGGCCAAAATTAATTGCAGTTATTGATTCTACCTTACCGTTAGTAAATAATAAAAAAACAAAAATATATTTTGCAGAAACTAATTTATCTAATTTTAAACCATTCGAAATAACGACTGCTGGTTCTGGAACTTATAAGTATGCGATAACTGCATCTAGCGGAACATATGCTAGTCGTTATTCAATGAATGAGGATACTGGCGCCATATCAACTGCTACTATAGTAATGGATGACGCCGCAGTTACTAATTTTACAGTTATGATAACGGATATAGTTACTCATGTCGTAATAACGGGCGAAGTTCAGATTAATACCAAACCAGCTAAAGTTTCAATCAATCCATTAACCTTTACTTATCCATTAAATGAAGTTAATGGATTTTCTCCATTTACTGATGTTTCTTCGAATAATACAATAACATCTAAATTATCTGGCGTTCCCGTATTTAAATATAGTTTTGTTACGTCGGCGTCTGATACTGATTCTGGCGTCGCAACCAAAGATTATTATACCATCGACTCAACTGGTAAAATTACATATACTGGTAATGGTTTACCATTCGATATGGCAAAAACAATTCTATATGTTAAAGTAGCTGATAATGATTCACCTACTGTAGTTAAACCAGCAATTGCAACGATTACCTTATTTGGATTAACTATTACTTTTTCTGGTTTAGCTCCTCAAATTGGAAGTTCTCTTTCAGTCAGTGGATTACCGTCTGGCGCCTCAGGTATGACATATCAATGGTATACTGTTGATAATGGTGTAGCGTCTATATTATCTGGATCTACTGGGACTACATTTACGCCTGCTGCAACCGAAACCCATAAAAGTATAGCAGTCGTAGTAAATTACGTATCCGACGGTTTTAAATATTCGGTTAGTTCATTAAACTCGGTTACTGTTTTAGCAGCAGATGAAACACCAATTTCATTCTCGTATCCAGTATTTGCATATAAATGGAGTAAAACAAATGTAAATAATTTTGGTCAGGCTGATATGGATGGTTATTTTGCGGTTTATGGTCAAGGGACGATAACTAATGCGCCTAGAATTGGCGGCGGCGGTTTTAGCGCTCAAGGTGGGGCGAGTGTTTGTTACGTAACTAATATATCAGGTCATCCATCCGCGAATACTGCTGCGGATTTAACAGCAGCTAGTTATTCGTCTAGTGGGTATATCGACGTTCAAAAAACTAATATTTACGAAGCATTTAAATTCGAATTAAAAACTATATTAACAGACCCCACATTTAAAAATATTAAATATTTTGCATTCGTAGTTCATGACTTAGCATCAGTTTTGCGGACTGTCGGTTCACAATTAACCTATAAGTTATATGATTTCGAGAATCCTAGTGTTATTTTAGATAGTACGGCAATGCAGGAACCAGGTAATGGTTATATATTTAAAACCAATATGGCGTATGATGGTAGTGCAGCATCTGCAGTCGTTTTAGGATATTTTACTAGATACGAATCGGTTTGGGTTTATACGCCGAAAATGGTTTATTTACCTGGTTCTGGTGATAGCGACCCGAATATATCCGGATTACATTTAGATGCACCGAAAGTAGTAGTTCCTCCTAATCATGCACCGACTGGTTCAATTACTATAACTAGTAATAATGCAGCTAATGCCGCCGGTTGTACATTATCATTAACTAATACCGTAGCTGATGCTGATGGATTAGGGACTTTCTCATATCAATGGAAAGCCGACGGAACTGCAATTGCGAACGCAACAGCGGCTACTTATAAAACAGTAGCTTCGGATAACGGTAAAGTTATGACTTGCGAAATGAAGTATACTGACGGTATTGGAAATTTAGAGACTATTACAAGTTCAAATTCAATTACCATTACACAAAATCATCCAGCAACTCTTACGGTTACTCTAACGGGAACCGGTAAAATAGGCGAGAATTTAACCGCTACTATAACTAATGCATCGGATGCGGAAGGATTAGATTCAAACGCATATCAGTACATGTGGAGTTATAGCTCGAATAATCAATTGCGAAATGGTTTCAACGCACCAAATTCGGGGTCGTATTATAATAGTTCTACGTATCCAGTTCAAGCTCCACTAGTAGTGGGCAATGCGGTTTATGTCCGTGTTTGGGTAACCGACGCATTGGGTGTAGCGAGTGGGTGGGCTGAAAGTAATGATATTATAGTTGCTGCGGCGTAAATGGTAAATTAACCGTCGGATAAATACAATATTATAATCATATTTCCCTATTTTTGGAGTTAATTTAATATGTTATCCGACGGCTTACAATTTCTCGCGGGAGCAGTAAATACAAATTTTTCACTTCCGTTTACTAATAATTTATCCACTGTCGTTAACGCGACCCGAGGGGATTTAGTTTACAATACTGGGATTAACCCAGGTCTTTATATTCATGATGGAGCTAAATGGGTTTTAGGCTTAGATTTAGGACCACAAACCGCTACACCCGATGCTGAAGTAACTACAAATAAAGGCATTGCTGGTGGATATGCTGCATTAGATACTAATAGTTTATTATTAACAGCTAACTTACCAGCATTTACTGGAGATGTTACTTCAAATGCCGGTTCTAATACTCTATCATTAAATGCAATTCCTTGGAGTAAACTATCAGGTAAACCAACCACATTATCAAATTACGGTATTATCGAAACTGATGATTTATTAGTTGGTTTAATGAATAGTAAAGTTTCAAAATCTGGTGTTGCATTAGCCGCAGGCACGGCAATTAAAGTTACCTTTAATTCAAATGGTTTAATCACAGCTGCTGGTTCATTAGCATTATCTGATATTCCGGATTTACCTTGGAATAAAATTACAACTGGTAAACCGACTGCATTAACTGGTTATGGTATCACTGAAGCTGATCCATTATTAATGGCGATATCTAACTCTAAAATAAATAAACCAAGTACCGCTTTAACGCCAACTACAGCCACCAAAATTTCATTTAATGAAAATGGTTTAGTTACTAGTTCTGGTTCATTATCAGCTAATGATATTCCTATTATACCTTGGTCTAAATTAAATAATACTCCGACTTTATTAACTAATTATGGTATTAGTGAAGCTGATCCATTATTAATGGCATTATATAATGCCAAAGTTCAAAAATCGGGTGCTATGTTGACAGCCGGAACTGCAACTAAAGTTACTTTTAATGCTAGTGGTTTAATAACTGCATCTAGTCCATTAACCGTTTCTGATTTACCTGCCGGTTCATTAACTACGACGTCAGATTTAAATTGGGATAGAATTACCAATCATCCAACTACATTAGCTGGTTATGGTATAATTGCAACTGATACTATATTAACGGCTATTACTGATTTGATTACTGGTGTTAATGGTGGATCATCTGCTATTACAGCAGATCCAACTATTAAAATAGTTCGAGTAAATGGCGATAATTATAATATAACAGTTGCTGATAATGGTAAATTTTTACAAGTAAACGATGAAGTTAATAGATCAATTATAGTTCCTGCGGTTGGTGTTTTAACTATAGGTAAAAACTTTACCGTTTATAATCAATCACCTAATTATATAACAAACGTAGTAATTCCGGTTGGTTATACAGTTCGTCAAAGTGGGGATGCAACTATAAAAATTAATGGTGCTAATGGTGGTAAAATTGTCATCGCCCCATTCTGTAAAGTTACTTTATTATTTACGTCGGAAGATGGAACATCAACTGGACCAACATCAGCAGTTAATCAAATTATTGTAGATGGTGTTTTTGATACTGCATCATTAACCTAATAAAATCGTTTAAAATTAAGTAGTTCGTGGTAGTTCTAGCCGGTAGAATAAATAAAATATTACAATACAAATTTACATCATTTGGAGTTAATATTATATGTTATCTGCCGGCTTACAATTTATTGGTGGAGCAGTAAGTTCCAATCTTATCTTACCGTTTACCAACAATTTAGCATCCATTACACCAGAACGCGGGTCAATCGTTTATAATACAGGTGTTAATCCTGGTATTTACATATATAATGGAACCACATGGATGGACGTAGTCCCAGTTCCAGACGGCGACCCATCAAAAATTATTTCATCAAATACACTTCCAGCATTTACAGGTGATGTTCGTTCGGTAGCCGGATCTGCAACATTATTATTAAATGATATTTTACCAGACTTAATTGGTGATGAAGCTACTTATAATTCAGTCGTAGTTAATAGTAAAGGTCAGATTATTGATGGGTATTACTATACCACATTAACCGATATGGGTATATCTGATGCGGATGAATTATTATTAAACAAAGAAATAATTGATAATAAAGGTATGCCGGATGGTTACGCCGGTTTAGATTCCGATGCATATTTGTTAGCTGAAAATTTTCCGGGATTTACTGGAGACGTAGTTTCAGTTCCCGGTACTAATATATTAACCTTAAAATCATTAAATAATGCATCTAACCCATTAGTTTCAATTACCGGAACTTATAATTCAGTTATCGTTAATAATAAAGGTTTAGTAATTGGTGGTACTAAATTAGATTTATATACAAAATCGGAAGTTGATTTTTTAATTGGTAGTAATGTTTATCAACTCGATACTCAATTAGTTAATATAGCTGGAACTCAAACTCCAATTAATTATAAAAATTCAAAATATGCTATATTAAATAATACCGCTGCAGCTAGTGCAAAAAAGGGTGATATTGCTGTCGTTACTGCAGTTAATACTACTTACGTTAGAAAACAAATAACTGAAGATATTTTATCTGATTGGATTGAATTACCTCAGCGCGATAATGGATTAAGTGGCGTCGATATTACATCTAGATTAACCCTTGATCTTAGATTAACTAATACTTCAGCTGGATTGCAGATTATTAATTCAGCTAATCCGGGTCGTAGATTTTCATTACCTGCTCCATCTACAGTTCAAACTGGCGGACCATTATTCATCTTTAAAAATAAAGATATTACTAATGGATTTAAATTATTTACATCGACTGGTAATTTCTTATTTGATGTGAATAGTGATTCTACTGTTAGTGTTTATCTAGCCGGATCAACTGACTTAGATTGGATGTTCGTCGATCATAGCTTAAAAGGTCGCGAATTATCAAGTAATAAATCAGCCAATACATCATTAGTTGGAACTAATAATGTTTCTAGTGATACTTTATATCCGACTCAAAAAGCAGTTAAAACTTACGTCGATAATAAAATATCTGACAATATTACCAGTATAAAAGGAACCTCTATTACAACTGGCGGTAATGCCCCAGAATTAATTAATGCTGGTTTAGCCACATTAGATAAAAATAATTTATTAACAATTGAGCAATTACCGCCTCAAGCTATTGCTAAAGTTTATAGTTTACCTGCGACGTATGATAAAGATGGTCAAACGTATACAACTTCTACGATAAATTATTTGGATGCATTATATGCTTATGCATCGACCAATAATATTGAATACAATATCGGTGATACTTTAGTTATCGATAGTCTTAAAAAGACTTTTATTGTTCAATCTGTTGGGCCAGTTCATTTCCTTGATTTACCGGTTGGTGTTACTTCTGTTAATGGTCGAATTGGTGCCGTTACTATAGATGCAAGTGATGTTTCTACTGGTGTATTTGACCCTAGTTTAATACCGAACGTTACATCTATTAGCTCAGTTAGAAATCATGGTCCTATCACCGAATCGTTAGTACTAACCAAGGATTCTGAAAATATTCAGTTGTTTAGTACACAAACCGATAATTTAAATATTAAATTACCAGCTGTATCGTCAATGTCTGCGGTCGGCGTTAAATTTATTATTAAAAATACAGGTTTCGTTACTGAAAAATCAATAGATATTAAAAATTCAGCTAATACTACATTATATACATTAGCTCCAAACCAAGCAGTTACTGCGATATTAGTTAATAAGGATATTGATGATGCCTCATCTTGGATTGTAGCTGGTTATGCGGTTCCGGATCGATTTGCTGAATTAGATCGCAATAAAAAAATATTAGCAGCTCAATTACCGACCTTTACTGGTGATGTTACTTCTGATGGAACTGATATTACGATTAAAGATGCACCATTTTATAATGAATCGTATACTGATGAGTTTTATGGTTATACGAAAGTTAATAGACAAGGTTTAATTACCGACGTTAAAAATAGATTAGTTACTATATCAGATATCAATCAATTACCAGAATTGAGTGATGATACTTTTGATCCAGATATTAGATATTCAATAGCGGATACAAAATTAGTTTATACTTGGGATGGAAGTAAATATGTTCTAGTAGATAACTTATATGCAGCCCATAATTATATTATAAGTACATTAGGGGCCGATAAATCACACATCATTAAACCAGGATCGAAAGCATTATTAGCAACTAAAGGTGATTTAGTTCATATTTTATCCGAGAAAAAAACCTATTATTTAAATAGCCCTAATTCATCCGTTTTAGCTAATTGGGTTGAATTGTTTGCTAATTTAGAGGGTGTTGAATTTGCAGCGAATAAAAATAAAATCGATGGTTATGCTGGTTTAGATGCATCGGGTAAATTAGATTTAACTCAAATCCCAGCTTTTGCGTATACTAAAGTAGAATCAGATGCTAAATATGCAGATAAAACATTATTAGGTGATCGAAATACAGCTGGTGGTTATTTAGGTTTAAATTTAGATAATAAAATAGATTCTGCTTATTTACCTGCGATTACAACTAATAATATCGCAACTGTTACTACTATAGCAGAACGTGATGCATTAGTTGCATCTATTGGTGATATGGCTATAGTGATGGGGTCTGTAAATAAGAATTATATCTTATCTGCAACCGAGCCTAATGTTTGGACTGAATTAGCTAATCCGACCGGAGGTGTAACCTCAATAAACGGTAATACGGGGGTTATTAGTTTAACATTAGCGAATATATCGGGAACCTTACCTGCGACTGCTTTACCGACGTTTACTGGTGATATTTTACGAGCAAATGGCTCAGCTGAACTGACTATTGCTAAATTAAACGGTATCGTATTAGATTCATCGTTTAATGGAACAACATTGCCATCAGACGGTGCAGTTTTTACTTATTCGGTAGCTGGCGGTAAAGCAACTTGGCGCCCATTAACAATCAATAATTTATCTGGAACATTAAGCCCGACTGCATTACCTGCATTGATCGGTGATGTTACTTCTATCGCTGGAACTAATAATTTAGCAATTAATAAATTAAACGGTATTAATTTAGATCCAGCATTTAGTGATTCAGTTTTACCTGACGATGGTGATGTATTTACTTTCTCTGCGACCGGCGCTAAAGCAACTTGGAAACCATTAAATGCGAGTAGCTTTACTACCGGAACATTATCAATTAATATTTTACCAGCATTCGCTGGCGATGTTTCATCAGTTGCTGGAACAAACGAATTAGTTATATCTAAAATTAACGGTATTGCATTAGATACTGAATTTAATAAAGATAACTTACCAATTGATGGTTCCATTTTAACTTATTCGTCATCTACTTCTAAAATAGCATGGAAAGCATTTGATGCAAGTATAATGGTAACTGGAACGTTAGGAATCGGTAGGTTACCAGCGTTTACTGGAGATGTAACGTCTACTTTAGGAACCAATACTTTAACCTTATCGAATACTGGAGTCGTTGCTGGAACGTATAATTCAGTAACGGTGGATGCAAAAGGTCGTGTTACTGCTGGATCATCATTTGAAACCTATTCAAAAACAGAAGCCGATGCAAAATACTTACTAAAAACAGCTCTAGGTAATAGAGATGAAGCGGGTGGATATGTCGGTTTAAATAATGCGAAAAAAATCGACCCTTCTTTCTTACCAGCAATTACATTAAATACGTCATATAGTGTTACTACATTAGAAGAAAGAGATGCATTAACAACCACTAATATTGGCGATATCGCTATTGTAACTGGTGATATAAATGCGACTTATATTTTATCGAATGCGTCACCAAAGACTTGGACTTTATTATCAAATCCATTAAGTGCAGGATCTGGTTTTAACCCAGATAGTTTTGTTTTAGCTGATATTAAAGGTAATTTATCAGCGGAAGCATTACCAGCATTTACTGGTGATGTTACTTCAGTTGCTGGGACTAATATATTAACATTATCTAATACTAATGCAATTGCCGGTACTTATAATAATGACGCTAGTGCAATAACTCCATTTACTGTCGATACTAAAGGTCGAATTGTTAGTGTTGGATCTCCAGTTACTATCAAACCACATTTTACTGATATTATTGGGATGCCTGCATCATTAGCCGATTTCGGTATTGGTGATTTATATACTAAAGCACAAATAGATACCTTAATAACTAATAAATTAGAAAAAAATGCGGATATTGTTGCTGGTTCAGGTTTTAAAATTACTTATGACACAAAAGGTTTAATTACTGGCAGTTCAGATTTATTATTAGCTGATATCCCAGCATTACCGGCAGATAAAATTACATCTGGCATCATTGATATTAATAGATTACCAGCTAATTTAGTATTTAAAGATGAATCTGGTAGTATTCCATCATCGTTAATTCCATCAGTTTCATTAACTAGTACAGTAACTCCAGCTACCACTGCGGATATGACTTCGTCTACTGCATCTACTGGTACTTTAGCTATTATTACGAACGACCCAGATCCGACTAAAAATGGATCTTATATTAAAGCGGATGATGGTTCATGGAAACAATTATCAGTACCGACTGGAACAGTTGCTTCGATTAACGGCAAATCAGGTAATATTGAAAAAATATTACCAGAAGATATAGCCGGTTTATTTGCAGATGATTTAAATAAAACATTATTAACTTCAAAATTACCGTTATTTGATGGTGATATAGTTTCAACTGCAAATAATAGAAATATATTAACTTTAAAAGATATTCCGACTATAACCGAAAATATTAGTTATACTTCAGTTAAAGTAAATAGTAAAGGTATAGTAATTGGCGGTATAATTGGCGATAATTATAATAAAGCTGATATCGATGATAAATTTGTTACTAAATTATCTTTAGGTGAGAAAAATGCAATTGGTGGTTATGTTAGTTTAAATCTATCGAATGCAATTCCAGCAGAACATTTACCGATATTTGACGGCGATGTTGTTTCTACATCATTTGCGAGAAATACATTAACATTAAAAGATATGCCTGGTTTAGTAGAAGGCGCTTCTTATTCTTCTATTACTGTAAACAAAAAAGGTTTAGTAATTGGTGGTTCAATCGGAACTAACTACTCCAAAGAAGAAATCGATACTAAATTTTTATCGAAATCAATTGCTGGCGATCGTAATGCACCAGATGGTTTTGCCGGATTAAATTCAGACGGTAAAATCGATTCGGCTTATTTACCATCTATTACATTAAACAATATCAAATCAGTTACTACAATTGCTGCGAGAGATGCATTAGTAGCAAAAATTGGTGATATTGCTATCGTATCCGGTAATATCAATAAAACCTATATATTATCGTCATTAACACCAAAAATTTGGAACGAAATGTTAAGTCCAACTGGTGGTGTTACGTCAGTTAATGGTAATATCGGGGCTGTTACTTTAGATTTATCTAATTTACCTGGTAATTTAGCAATGGAAAATGCGCCAGTTTATACAACTGGCGATGTAATAACTAATGTTGATACCCATGAATTATCATTAAATACAATTGATGGATTAGCGGCCGGGACTTATAGTAAAGTTACGGTTAATAATAAAGGTTTAGTAATAGCAGCAACTCAATTGACATTAGCTGATATTCCAGATTTATCTTGGGATAAAATTAAATTAAATAAACCCACTACCTTAGCAGAATTTGGTATTACTGATGTTGTATCTGCGAGTGATGTTAGATTAACTGATTCTAGAACACCATTAGCTCATACTCATGCTATTGCAGATATTATCGATTTAAGATCCGAATTAGACAGTAAAATGATCGGTAACCCGACTATTATTGCAAAAACCGGATTTAAAATATCATATGATGCAAAAGGTTTAGTAACAAGTAGTTCAGAACTCACATTAGCTGATATTCCTGAGTTATCTGCAGATAAAATTACATCTGGATTAATTGATGTTAATCGATTACCGACTAATGTAGTTTTGATGGATTCTAATGGTAATTTACCATCTAATTTAATTCCTACGGTTTCATTAACTGGAACCATTACTGTTGCTTCTTATGCTGCGATGATAGGTAGTACATCATCTGCGGTAGGAACTGCAGCTATAGTAACATCGGACCCAGATCCATCTAAAAACGGAACATATATTAAAGCTGCCGGTAATATCTGGCGTACTTTAGTTACTCCAACTAATACGGTTTTATCAATTAATAGTAAATTTGGCCATATTGGTAAAATTACTCCAGATGATATATCGGGTGTGTTTGCCGATGATGCAAATAAAACAATATTACCATCTAAATTACCTGATTTTGATGGCGATGTGATTTCTTCTACTTCATCTAAAAATACTTTATTATTAAAAGAAATTCCTGGTTTATCTGAAAATGTTAGTTATTCATCCGTTCGAGTAAATAGCAAAGGTTTAGTTATCAGCGGTATAGTCGGCGATAATTATACTAAAACGGAAATTGATAGTAAATTTATTCCAAAAACTGCATTAGGTGAACGCAATATAGCTGGCGGATACGCAGGATTAAATCCATCTAATACTATAGATGCAGATCAATTACCAGCATTTGAAGGAGATGTAATATCATCAGCTTCTCATAAAAATGTTTTAACCTTAAAAGAAGTTCCTGGTTTAATTGAAAATATTAATTATGCATCAGTTAAAGTAAATAGTAAAGGTATAGTAATTGGTGGTATAGTCGGTGAAAATTATACTAAGGATGAAATAGATAGCAAATTCTTATTAAAATCGGTTTCTGGTGATAAAAATGCAGCTGGTGGTTTCGTAGGATTAAATTCATCATTAAAAATAGATCCAGCGTATTTACCAGCAATTACATTAAATTCAATTAAAGCAGTTACTACAATTGCAGAACGAGATTTATTATCAGTTCGAGTTGGTGATGTTGCTATAGTTGCTGGTTCAGTTAATAAGACCTTTATCTTAGCAGATACATCACCAAAAACTTGGATTGAAATGTTAAATCCAGTTGGTGGTGTTGCTTCAGTTAATGGTAATACTGGAGCTGTTGTTTTAGATTTATCTAATTTATCGGGAACTTTATCAATTGATAAATTGCCTGCATTTACAACTGGAGATGTAATTACTAATTCAACAACAAAAGAATTAGAATTAAAAACGATTGGTGGTTTAATCGCAGGTACGTATAGTAAAGTAACTATCAATAATAAAGGGTTGGTAACTAATGCATCTCAATTATCAGCATCAGATATTCCAGATTTATCCTGGGATAAAATTATTAATAAACCGACTACGTTGGCTGAATTTGGTGTCGGTGATGTCGTTTTAACGACTGATGTTAGATTAAATAATGCAAGAGAACCATTAGCTCATACGCATACGATTAGTAATATTCTTGGATTGCAAGATACCTTAGATAATGTATTATCTAAAAATATTGATATTACACCGAATACTGCAACTAAAGTAACATATGATAATAAAGGTTTGATAACTGGTAGTGAATCATTAGCGGCGGCTGATATTCCTAATTTAGATATTAGTAAAATTACCGGATTACAAGATACATTAACTTTATTACAAACTTCATCTAGTACTGGCTTAGCTAAAAATGCAGATATCGTAGCTGGAGTCGGCACTAAAATATCATATGATATTAAAGGTTTGGTAACTGGTAGTTCTAATTTAACCGCAACCGATATTCCAACGTTACCGATTAATAAAATTTCTGGTCTGCAATTAGCGTTCGATGATAAAGTTACTAAAAATGCAAATATACCTGCGGGATCCGGGTTTAAAATTACATATGATGCTAAAGGTTTAGTAACTGGTAGTTCTAATTTAACATCATTGGATATACCACTATTAAGCATTAATCAGGTTGATGGTTTACAAGCTAGTTTAGATACTAAATTAACAAAACCTAGTCAAATTACTGCTGGTTCCGGTACTAAAATTACATTTAATGCCGACGGTTTAGTAACCTCAGGTACTGCGATGACTGATGCCGATTTACCGAATCTAGCCATTTCAAAAATTACTGGATTGCAATCAGCATTAGATAATAAATTAACTAAAAATGTAAATGTTATTGCTGGTACTGGCGTTAAAATTACATATGATGCTAAAGGTTTAGTAACTGGTAGTTCAATATTAACATCGACTGATATTCCGACTTTGCCGTCAACTAAAATTAGTGGGTTGCAAAATATATTAGATTCCGTTATGTATGCTAATGTTCCTATTACATCAGGCACTGCAGCTAAAATAACATATGATGAAAAAGGATTAGTAACTGCCGGTACATCATTAATCGCATCCGACATACCAGATTTAAACATCAGTCAAATTACTGGATTACAAGATGCATTATCTGGTGGGGCAACTGCCGATTTATTAAATACCGCAATTGATGCATTGAAAGATAATGTTGCGGCTGAAGGTGATACACTTAAAAAATTATACGATTTAATCGTTGCTAGTTTTAAAGAGATTACAGTAGCTGATACTGCAGCTAGAGATGCATTTGATGTTAAAACTTTACCGACTAATTTATTCGTTTCTGATGATGGTGATGGTCATTGGGCATTATATAAAGCAACGTCTACTGGAATTGGAGCTACTTTCATTAAGTTATCAGATCCAGATTTATTAAATTCGTCTATTGGTTTTAATCCAGAAAACGTTATTAATAAATCAGCTGATACTAC